GACTTTACAAATACACCAAAATCACAGCATTCACAATAATACTTAAACTTATCTTTTCGTTCTTCCTTTGTTGAATGATTGTTAAGAATGTGATTTAAATAATTGTTCTTATTATAATTCTCAAAACTGCACTTATTACACTTATAAAGTGTCTTATCACATCTTTCTTTTCTTTTACCTGTTTTATGTAAAGTAGTTTCTAAATGTTGTTTATAACAAGAAGCAATATCAGTTCTATAATTACACTTTTCACAATAAAATTTGCTTTCCATATTATTTTATATATATTTAATATTTAAATATATTTAGTAAAATCAAAATTATTCAATTTTTTAATTAAATATTATTTTCGTAAAAATATTTAAAAATAAAATATTTAGTAAATATATAAATGGGAAAAAAGAAAAAGCAAGAATTCCAAGAATTTAGGAATAATGAAAAATCTGCTTATAAAACCCTTAAAATTCCACTCAAAACGATTTTACTTAATTGTGATACAATACAACCAGCTATTAATAATTTGGTCTTTGAAATGAATGATTTAATCATACATACTTATCAATTCATAAGGTTATACATTCTTTATTGTTATTCTAATAATAACCCTTTACCTGAATTTAATGATACATTTATTTCATATTGTATTAAGACATTAGGAACTCGTGATAATAGAGGTAAAAAATTTTGTATTTTTTTTAGCGTCAAAGTCGGCGTTTTAAATGTCCAAAGGTGTAAAATCTTTATATTTATAAAAAATGATTTAAAATAAATTTGCGTTTGAAATATAAAAAGTTGTAAACTATGAATAAAGAACAAAAATTAAATATACTAACACAAGACAGATTGAAAAGAAACCCTTCCTGTGGTTTAATTGTTATTGATAATTTTTATAATAATGCTTATGAAACAAGAAATTATATTTTAACCCAAGAATTTTTAGTAAGAGGGAATTACCCAGGGCAACGCACAATTTCTTATGCAAACAAGGATTTAAAGGATATAATTCAGAAATACGTTGAACCTTTTGGTGGTAAAATTACAGATTTCCCAATTCCAAAACCAGATAATTCTGATGCAAATTTAATTTATAATGGTGCTTTTCAATATACAACCAGTAGGGATCGTTCGTGGGTTCATATTGATGGCCACAATAATTGGGCTGGGATTTTATATTTGACTCCGAAAGCTCCCTTATCTTCAGGAACATCATTTTACAATTTTTATGATGGAACATCATGTAAGAGAGATATGGAATTATTAGAAAATAAAGAAGATATAGATAAATATAGCCAAGATATGACAAAATGGCAAAATGTAGATAAAATAGGAAATGTTTTTAATCGTTTAATATTGTTTAATTCAAATAGATTTCATATGTCCATGGATTATTTTGGTGATAACTTAGAAAATGGAAGATTATTTCAAGTATTCTTTTTTTCTACAGAGAGATAATTTTCCTTAATAAGTTCTTCGTTATTCATTAAGGTATTGTAATAAATTATTTTTATATATTTTTACTATATAAAAATCGGCGTTTGAAATGTTAAAAGGTTTAAAATATAATAATTTAGAAATAATTTTTAAATTATTATTAATGGAGGATTCAATTTATTTATATTCACGTGGTGATAGATTAGGTAGCCATCTAATACAATATTTATCAATTATAATTTATGCCTTTTATAATAATTTATATATCGTTTATGAACCAAATAAGGTAAATTACAATAATTATGAATATGAATATGAAGGTAATAAATATTCAAAAAGCTTTATAGTTGAAGGATTATTATCATGGATTGATAATTATAATAAAAGATTTCCAGAAAAGGATTATCATTCTAAATATAAAAATATTAATGTAATGGAATATCTATTAGAATTTGAGATAAAATTTAATAGTTTATTTTATTTTTATACTTGTGATTTGTTAATAATAACAACACAAGTTTTATATAATATAAAAACTGATTTAATAAGTTATTTTAAAAAATATTTACATAAATCAATAAAGTTATGTATTAATACTAAAATTCCTTCCGAATTTAAAATTCCATTTGATATAAAAAAATCAATTTTAGTCCATTTACGATTAGGCGATGTAAAAGATAGGCCCGATTATGATGGGCAATTATGCGCTAATTATTATACAAATAGAATAAATAATAATGAACCAATAATTCAAGGAATAAAGGATTTAGGATATTGTAATAGACAAACACCTTTAGCAAGACATAAGTTAGAATTAGCAATTAATAATGCAAAGGAAAAATACCCAGAACATGAAATTATAATAGTTACCCAACCAGGAAATTATGAAATAAATTTGCCATATAAATGTATTCGTAATGATAATGAGAACTATGATTTATATTTATTATGTAATGCTGATGTTTTAATAATGTCAAGAAGCACTTTTTCATTATCAAGCGTATTCCTTGGAGAAGCAAGAGAAATATGGTGTCCCTTATGGGGACATTTTGTTACCACAGGATTAAATACAAAATATGATAATATAAATAAATTTATTAAAGTAAATTATTTTTATTAGAATTTGTAACTTATTTTGTAAAATAAAAATACGATAGCTTACAAAATTTTTGTAAACTAACATATTTCGTTCGTAATATTAAATTTATAAATTTGTATATTATAATTATGATTTATAAAATTAACGATTCCATTATAATATATGATGATTACATACCATTCTATGTGCGTGAATACTATAATTATATTTTTTTATTAATAGAAAAAATAATTAAAGAATTAAATCTAAAAATTAATATTATTTTAGGATTTCAAAATATAAATATTGATAATATACCTTCCGAATTTAAAAATAATAAAACAATTAGAATAGGTATTAATTATGAACATACATTAGTAAAAAAAGGTGGAAGAGATTCTTTTAATGCTCCGGAAGGAAAGATAAAGACAAAAGATGATGAAAATTATTTAGTAAGGGTTACCAATTATAATAATAATATAATAAATGATTTTATTATTGACTATAGCATTCCCAATATAATAAATGTTAAAGAATCAAATTTATTTGAAGATTATTCTGAAAAAATAATTTATATTGCACCAATGTTATATGAAAAAAAATGGAAAATAAAAGAAAGAAATATTAATTGTTTAACTACCTTTATTAATACAAATGAACCAAGAAGAATTAATTTATTAAATGAGATAAAAAATCAAAATATTTCACATATAAATATCAATAATTGTTTTGATAGTAAAGAATTAGAAAAATTATATTTAAATACAAAAATATTAATTAATATTCATCAAACAGAACATCATCATACTTTTGAAGAATTACGTGTTCTTCCAGCAATATTATGTGGAGTTTTAGTTATTTGTGAAGATAGCCCATTAAAAGAAAAAATTCCATATCATGAATTTATTATTTGGACGAATTATGAAAATATATTAAGTAAAACTATGGAAGTATCAAAAAATTATTATCTTTATTATAATAAAATTTTTAAAAATAATGATATTTTTTCAAAATTAAATGAATTAAATTATAATGGTTTGAAATCTAAATTATTATAAATAATGTAAAAAAAATGTCTCATTTTTCTTTTTGGTCGGTGTAATTCTCTAAATCAATATAATATATGTAACTAAATATTTATTCACATATATTTTTGGTCGTTGTAATTTTACATAAATTGTATCACATTTTCAGCTGAACCTCTATATAAGGTTATCCACATGGAACAATTCCCAGTATTACAAACAATATATTTACATTTTGACATAATAATTGTAATACCTAAATAATATTGTGAAAATATAAAATTTTGTTCCTTATTTATTCGATCAACAGACAAGTTTATATTTTTAGATATGGTTCTAATTTCATCTTTAAAATAAAATGAATTATTTGGGAAACTATTTGTTATTATATTTATAAATTCAATTTCATCACTTTGAATTAAGAATTTAATATTTTTATTATTTTCAAAAATTTCTTTAGCCTTATTTATAAATAGATCATATGAAACTTCATTTGTTTCTGTATGCTTATCATTACCTCTATAAAATAAAACACATATATCATTATAATTCAATAAATTATATTTATTTTCAATATATGAAATGATATTAGTTATTTTTTTAGAAGGCGAAAAATATTTTTGTATAAACGGAGTTAAGTTTTTAAAATAAAGATTTTTATACTCTATATACTGATAATTATTAAAAAAATCAATATTTTCTTTATATTCAATATTTGTATTTAAAATATGTTCAAAATATTCATATGTTATGTCTTTTAATTCGGTTCCAAACTTATATAATTCAAATTGACTGGATGAATCAATAACTAACGGTAATTTTTTAAAACAATTAAAATAAATAATTATATCAAATAATTTTATTGAACAATTACTGAAAAATCCAGATGTTGGATGAATACATAAAATTTCATTTTCAATATCTTGAATATTTTTAAATAAATAAATATTATCACAAATGTTTTTATATTTTGTCGATAAATTAAGATAATACCCCGGTTCTAAACTGTTGATACCAAAAAAATCATCCTGTAATAAACAATGAACAGAAAAATAATTAGATATAAAATCATTTCCTAATCTTAAGTTTAGATAATAGCAACCAACTGTAAAATATATATCTTCTGCGTAATTTTCTAAATTATATTCTATATTAATATCAGTAATTGTATTTTTTACACCAAAGTTGTTTATAATTTTAACCATATCAAGCCGATTTCTTAAGGAAAGCCCTCCTTGAAAATTATAATTATTAAAATATATTTTATCTTTTTGTAATTCAGTCCAAATATATGATTGATTGGCTCCAATATAGCTATATTCTTTATCAATAAAATAATCTATATTATATGGAGGAGTATTTTTAATTAAACTATTTGATGAAAAAACCAAAACATATGTTCCATATAAACTATTCCACAGTTCACTACTTTTCATAAAATCACTATATTCATTATAAGATAAGTAAACTTTATCCAATTCTCTTATTTCAATATCTTTATCTAATAAATTGATCCATATTTTTTTAAATCCCTTTCCACAGTAAAAAACAATTTGCCAACTAATACCAAGTTTTATTTTAAAATCATTAATTACAAAGGGTAAATGTTTTAAAAACTTTGGTTCAACAATTAATGCTGTATTAGTTATTTTTTTATAATCATAACCATTTTCTACAATTTGTTTCAAAATATCGTCTTTTATTGTTGCAATTTTGGTATAATGTTCAAAATATTTTATATCTCTAATAGTTTCATTACTTTCAAGTGATACATCACCTCTTGTCATTTTTACATTTTTAAAATAATTTAATGATTGAATACGATAATGATTTAGTCTTATTTTGTTATGTTCAAATATTTCATTCATTATTTTTTTATTTGAAGTCCCAGAATTTACTAACCAATGAATCCATATTTCAGAGCTATTATTAATTGAGGATGGCTTAAAAATATATTTAGTTCCATTAATGACCTCTTCTTCTCTATATAATATAGAAGTTCTGATATCTTTTGGATGCTCAACTAAATTATCACTTCCGTAAAAAAATGAATTACTATAAATAACATCGTATTTATCAAAATCATTAAGATTATCTACCAGTGGTTTATTTGTTCCAAAAAAGAATTCATCTAAATCACATATACATAACCATTTAGTTTTTTCATATAGTTTTTCTTTATCATAAATATTTTGATAATGCTGAACTTGTTGATACTTTTCAGGTCTATAATAGTAACTAACTAATCCCTTATCAATATAATCTTGTAAAATTTCTAATGGATTATCCACACTTCCATTATCAATAAGATAAAAATGTTCAATACCTTGCCATAAATAATGTTCTAACCAAATTTGTAAATTCATTGTTTCATTTTTAAAAATAGACAATACAACTAAATTAAATTTCTTTAATGTTATTTGTATTTTACTTGAATCATCTTCAATAAATTTTTCATTTGGTTTAATTACATCGGTAAGTTGGTTATTAATTTTATCCGTTAAATATTCCTCATTTATATATGTTTTATTATTTACTATATCAATATAAGCATAATCTTTATCTTCTAATGTAATTAATTTGTTGTCATTTATTTTTATAAATATTTTTTTTATTGTCCCGAATAAGGGGTCTCCAAATAATTTTCCTCTATTTTCATCTCCTGGTGGAATATAAATTATTCCAGATTCATTGGTATAGTTTGATAATACCAAATCGGTTATATTTAAACTAAAATTATCGGTTCCATAATTGATTTTTAAATTTAAAGGTGTTTTTGTTTTATTTTTACGAATTATAAAAAGAATGTCATCCAATCTATTTTTTACATGTCTTAAATCAACTACTTCATAACTAAAATTATCTGGCAAAAGTATTTTAAATCTTTCACACCAATTTATATCCGGAATATTCTCTATTATCATTTCACCTTCTATTACCAATAATTGAATATAAGTTTTAATAAAGTTACTCATATAATCAATATTAGCTGAGCTTTGATAAATTATAAAATCAAATTCAATCTTTTTATTTAAAAAATAATTAATACAATCTTGAGAGTTAATATCCATTTTTAAACAATTTATTCTTTTATATTCTTTCAAAAAAGTAGGCACATAGGAATCAATTCCATAAATATTAGCGTTTACAAAATAATCATGCCATAATTTTAATGAACCACCTTTTTGTATTGGATATTCTAAAATATTTTTACAAGTTAAACTTTTGTCTTTCATAATTTTTTCATATGTATTTAAGTAACTATGAAATGTATTTTTATCAGTGAATCTATTATCAACTATATTATCCAGAGAAAAATGATGAATAAGATCTTTATAGTTTATAAAAGTAGTATTAAGATGAAGTGCTGGCCATTCATGATTTAATTTTAATGGATATATTTTAATATTTTCATTTTCAATCATTTGAAGTAACAAAAATAATCCAAATACATTTTCTGTTATTACTGAAATACTATCATTATAAAAACCAGAGATATAATTTGAATGAATAAAGTCAATAATTGAACAATACCATTCCATCATTTTTAAAAACATATTAGTTGGTATTACAAAAGTATGTAGACAAATGAAATTATCACCTCTGGGGTGTTTTTTAATAGATTCATTGGTATGATTTGTATTAAAATATTCATTATATTTTTCTAAAAATGAATTTTGATATGGTTCACTAATTAACAAATTGTCAATTTTATCTGGAACCAATAAATTATAAAATATTATTGGACTTTCATTTTTTATTTTTTCTTCTATATCATAAATAAAATCTCTATCTAATTCCATATCATATTGTAAAAATCCTATATAGTTTAAATTGGTATATAATTTATTTTTAAATATATGAATAAGACATGATGTTTGACAGTAATTTGTATTTTGATAAAGACTATTATAATACTCTAAATTATATTCTCTAATAATTTTATAGTTTTTGTCTTTATTATAAACTTTTTCGTATATTGGATTTACATCATACATAATAATTTTACTTAATGAGTAATCATCTAATTTTTCATAGCAATGATCAAATAATTTATTATGCCATATATTGAATAATTTTATATTGGGGGTTTTACTTTTTATTAATGAATTTTCAAATATATTTAATGTATGTGATTCATAATGAGGAATAATAATTTCATTATTTAATTTATTGTTACATATATATATATTTTTATCATCGTTGTTATTTATATGAATATTTGAAAACATTTGAGAACGTAAATCATCACCTGCTGGAATTTCAATTTCATTTTTATACAAATAATATGGTAATACATAATGAGTAATATCTTCTTTAAGGTTATAAATACCATAATAGATATTAAAGTCAAAAATATTGATTCCATTATTATTTGTAGTATTTTGAAATGTAAAAATTATATCATCAAATCTATTTTTGATTAGTCTTAGATCATATATATTTATATTGAATCTATATTCTTCCGAAACTATTTTTTTAAATAGTAATGCCCAATCCATTAAAGGAATATCCTCTATTATCAAAAATCCATTAGGAGCCAGTAATTTTGAATAATGTATTAGGGTAAATATCATAGATTGTATAGTATGAGGTCCATCATCTAAAATCATATCAAAATAAATATTATTCTCAATAAAATAATTAACTGTATTTATTGTATATGCAGATTTTTTAAATGTTTTAACACGGTTACATTTACTTAAGAATTCAGGAGCATCATCAATATCTAAGCCATAAATATTAGCATTTATAAAAAAATCATTCCATAACTTTATTGACCCCCCATTACAAATACCGATTTCTAAAACATTTTTAGCAGTTAATTGCTTATCCTGTAAAATTTCTTGATAAGTATCTATATAAGAGTGTACTGTGTTTTTGTCAGTTAAATTATTATCAATTAAATTTTTAAGTAACGTCCCATTATTAAGATTTTTTATATCTAAATTTTCATCTAAATTTTCTTCTAAATTTTTATTTAAATTTTTATTTACATTTTCATATAAATTTATGTTTTTTCCTAAAATACAATCAGCTAAATTTTTATAGAATGTTTTATTTGGGTCATTAAAAGCATCCATCCATTTATTTGAAAAAAATGGTTCGTTAAAATAGGATGCATATAATTCATCATTTGTGTCAACCTTAATAATATATTCAACCAGTTCATCAAAGTTATTAAAATTATTAGCATAAATAAATGTATTAGGATTAAAATCTTCCATTACTTCTTTATTTCCCCAATATATGGGAATACAATTAGATTTATATACATCACATATTTTTTCTGTAACATATCCAGGATGATTTTCATTTTCAAATGCTATAGCAAATTTGTAATTATTGTTATGTTCAATTTTTCCTGAACAGTTAATTCCTCTTGGTATTGTATATCCAAGATTATTTAAATAAGCCCCACCACAATCTACCCTTTTATATTTTGATAATTTTTCTACAATTTCTCTTCTACATGTTGTTTTACATTCCCCATTTGAAATAAAAGAACAAAATTTAGCTCGTTTTGGAATATTAATTATACCATTTTTGCGTCTATTACATTCTTCTAATAAATAGTCATTCATATAACTTAACCATAAAGGATATCTATAATTATTTGAATTACTTTCAGCAAATGTTATATTAAAATCCGCATCATTCCTGGGTCCAAAAGGTTCTCCTGAATAAAAAATTTTTCTTACGTTTTTATATTTAGTATTTTCATTTCCAAAAATACTATAAAATAAAATATCAGGATTTTCATTTGGACTAACAACAGTAATATTTTCCTTTGATATATTTGAAAATTGTAATATATTTGTAATAAAATTATTATTTACATCAAAAAACCCTCCACAATATTCTATTTGCCACCAATCACAAAATGATATTCTAATTGATTTGTTAGTTTTAGGAAAATTAAAACTAAAATTATCTGTATTTTGAATATCTGTGCCAAAATAATTTATAGGTTTTTGACTTGCTATACAATGAGTGGTGTGATGATGAGTTAAAATACCACCATATGCTCTTGGATTATCAATTGCACATTTAATGGAACATTTATTTACAAAATTTATTATCTTTTTAGCAGCATTTTTACTTATAATATATGCGAATGCTACATTCCAAAATTTATAAACATCTTTTTTAATAATGGAGATATCATCAGTATGAATTTTACTTTGTTCAGTTTTATTACAATCAAATACTCCAAGTGAAAGATGTTCTAAATTATACATTTGAAAAAGTTGACAATGTTTTTCTAATTTTTCTTTAAAATTAACTGATATATCAATATCATCTTCTAAAATTACATAATAATTATTAATTGTATCATCACATAATTTATTCCATAATTTTAAATGACTTAATGCACAACCAATTACTCCTTTTCTATTATAAAAATTATTTCCTTTAAACAATTCATATAGATATTTGTTTTCTTGTAATTCTGAACCATCAACTGCTTCAATTATTTCAAAGTTTTTAATATTTTCTCTTTCAAAATGTTTTATCATTTCATTTTTTCTATCCTCCCGTCTCTTTAAATTTATTACTTTTATAAAATTATTATTAATATTGGTATTTAAATCAAATATAACATCTTCATCTGATGAAAAAATACGTATAATATTATGGTCAGAATTAGTTATATATATATTTTTTTTAACTCCAAAAATTGGATCAGTAAATAATCCAGCTCTATATTCATCTCCTTTTGAAATAAAGATTATTTTGTCTTTTGTGTATTTTTCTAAAACAAGATTGGTTATATCAATATTTATATTTTCAGTGCCATATTTAATTATAATTCCAAAATTAATACTTTTTATTGTTGTTTTATTTATTAAAGAGTTTTGAGGAATAGGTTCATTAGGTTCTTTTTTAATAGATAATAAGTTATTTGGTTTATTAAAATTATTTGTAATAAATTTCATCCAATCAGATGCTCTATTTTGCCAACTACATGTTAGTGCATATTCTTTTCCTTTTCTTTTAATGTCTAATTTTTGTTTATTTGTTAATGAAAGAATGGTATCAATTTCATTCCCTTTTTCAACCGGAATTCCATAATTTCCAAGTGTATTGTTAAGTCCGGCTAATGGATAATAGATACAAATTACTTCCGACATTAACATTTCCATAGAAGTAATACATGATGTTTCAGGAAAATTCGTTGGATAAAGCCAAAATTCAGCAGACGACATAAGTTGATATAATTTATCTTTATTTAAACAACCTACATGTTTTATATTATCATATTTATTTATTATTTTTTGAAGTTCAATTTCATAATTATTATGAGGAAATTTATTATATGAAGAAATAAACAATTCAGCATTGATAAGTTTTTCACTAATTAAAGGCCATAATTCAAGTAAGCGGTCTAATCCTCTTTCAGAACAGGATGTATAAATAAATCTATTTGTAATTTTAATTGGTTTATGTATAAATTTTTCAATAAGAATACCATTATTAATAATAAATAATTTATTATTTAATTGTGGATATTCTCTTTGGAATAAATTTTTATGCCATTCCGTTTGACAAATACAGCCATTAATTTTATTTTCATATAATTTAAGAATTGATTTGACATCAGTTTCACAACCATAGTGAAATAAACATATATCATGAGCCCAAATATATGATTGATAAAAAGATGTTTCTGGAAACATTTCATAAAAACCAATATATCTGGATACAATCAAAGTATGGAAAGGTTTATTTTTAACTAATGTTTTTAATGTGTGTAAATTTACGAAATATATATTATCTACTTTTTCTTCATAAACCGTTCCTGCAATAAAAATATTAAAATGTGAAGGTAAACTTTTAGCTAAATTTATTATAGCAGTTTCAGAACCACCAAGAGCATTATGAAGGCTATAGTCATAATTCCAATTGACATCACAAAACCCTGTATAAAATAAAATATTATTACACTTTTCACATTCATTTTGGGAAAAATTACATTTTTTAACATCTTTAATATCTTTAATAATTAAACCATACTTTTGAAAATTTGCCAAAAAATTATATTTTGATAAATCGTAATTTTTATTTTCTAAAAAATTAATATATGATTGAAATAATTTAATAAATTGATTATTAAAACTAATACATAAATCAATATAAATTTGTAAATTAAATAATAAATTCCCAAGATAAGAAAGATTACATATGGGAGATTTTTTAGTAAAAAATATTTCAAACATTTTATAAATAGTTTTTGTAGCCTCAGGATATTGATCTTTAACTTTATCACATACAAAAATCATAATATAAGGTAAATAGAAATTAGGTTTTTCCGATTCTATAAATAATTTTCCTGTCAAGTCGGCATTAAGATATTTATTTTCATAATAATCTTGTATTTGTTTGTAAAATAAATAGGCAACATTAAATTGATTATTATTAGAGAAATGAAAAATTAGTGAAAATACGCAATCCTGTCTTTCAGTATCATATTTTAATGATTCAATTAAATAATAAATGCCTTTTTCTTTCTCATTAAGTTTTTCATATTGATAAAATAAATTTAAACAACTCATATATTTTTCTTGAACCCAATTATCATTTTCTAAAACAATTTTATACCATTTAACAGCCATATCCGACATTCCCGCATCTTTATAACTATTTGCACAATAAAATCCATAACGTAAATAAAGTTTATCGTCAGTTTTTTTGGCTTCATAATATGCTTCTTCCAGAATTTTCGCATCTTTTATATATTTATTGGGATCGTTATTTCTACTCCCTCTCCTACCTGAAACAACATAATAATCACCATTGATGGTTGTTAGTTTCGGATTAGATTTTAAACAACAAATATATTCGTGAATTACAGATTGATAAATCCATTTAATTCTATTATTAACTAACAAAATTCTTTGATAAGAAATTCCAATCTCAGAACCAAAATGAATATGATAACCATCATATTCAACTTTATCAGGCATTTTAATCTCTCCATGGATTTCATCATCTGCATCAAAAACAAAGAGTAAATCAGTTTTATCATAAGCCTCTGCCAATGCTAATGTTCTATTGTGAGCAAAATTTTTCCATTCATTATTATGTAATTCTCCAGGAATATTTTTATTTTTAAAAAAATCTGTAATAATTTCTCTTGTATTATCTGTTGAACCCGTATCACAAATAACCCAATAGGAAAATTTAATTTTATTACACAGCATTTCCAGAGTTTCTTTTATAATATGAGATTCATTTTTAACAATCATATTTAAACAAATCGTAGGTGGAATTTCATTAATTTTTAGTTCCATTATAGTTTTTATAGTATATTAGTTTTTAACTTATTAAAATGAAAAATATTAATTTATAATTATTTAAATATAAATAAAAATTAGGAATTATTCTATGGATAAAATATCATTTTTAATTCCAAATAATAATGAATCCTCAAAAATAATTCAATCAAATAATACAATAAATGATGAAAAAACTAACAATCCAATTGTAAAGAATAAAAGAATGAATGATTATGAAAAAATTACAACTAATGTATACAGATTTACAAAGGATAATGTTTTAAATTGGAATGATAATATTTATATTTTATACGAAATGGCTTGTCAAGAAAAACAGCTAAATCAAGATAATGCTATCAAGATGTTCAAAAAATGTAGAGAATTAATTACTGAAGAAGTTAGAGAAAATATAAAATATGAAATTTTAATTAATTTGGCTTTGTTAGTTTCTGCAACAAACCATCCCTCTGGTGAAGAAATTTCTGTATATTACCAAGAAGCTTTATCAATTTTTCCAGATAGAGCCGAGCCATATTATTATTGGGGTATTCTTTGTAATAAGATAGGTAATTTTGAAAAATCCTATGAATTATTAAAAAAAGCCTTATTATTGTCTTATGAGGAGGCAAAGGTAAAATATCCTGGAACACAATTTCTGGCATACGGAAAATATCTTCTTGATGAATTAGCAGTTTCATGTTATTGGTTAAAAAAATATGAGGAAGCTAAAACAATATTGGAATCTATAGTTGATGATCCTGATTTTATAATCCTTACAGGAAGGGAACGTCTGGAAAAAAATTTAAAATATACAAAAGAGGCTATCCTTACAGGAAGGGAACGTCAGTAAAATAATTTATTATTACCATAATATATTATTTGTTTATTAGTTAGTCTGTAAAAGATTGTAATTCTTTTATATAATTTGAAAAATCTTTAAAATAATTATAGTTATTAATAATACATAATTCTTCAAGATTTATTTGAAATACTTCATTAAATTTAAATACACCCATTCCTCTGAAATTAATATTAAAAAAATAATTAAAATATGTAATTTTGTCTCTATAATTTTTGATTAAGTGATAAATTACTTTCCAAACATCTCCTGTCCAATTTTCCCCATATTTTAATATACCATTTTCATAATAATGTTTAATAGGAATTTTAAGTTGTTCATTATAATTAAATGGTAAAATGTCATCAATAAATATAGTCCCATTTTCAGAGAGATACTGAATAGAGTTATTAATGTCTTTTAAAACATATTCAGATTGATGCATTCCATCAATAAAAATGTTATTAAAACTTGGTTTTTTAATATCAGAGAAAACAGATTTTGATTGTTCTGTTAAATTTTTAGAAAAATATTCATCAGATGTTAGTTTAATAATCTCACCAGATTTTGGTGTAAATTTTGGATCTGGGTCAACACCGACTTTATTTAAAAAATGCACTTCATTAAAACATTCTCCATACTCAACTCCTATTTCTAAGTAGTTATCAGTTGGTTTTGTTAGTTCATTAATAATTTTAGATCTATTAGAAAAATTCGTATTAAATTTAGGTTTTTGTATTTCGCAATTAATAATTTCATAATCTGGAGCCGATAAATAAAGTAATTTAAAATAGGTAATAAGTTGTTCATTGGGTATATCAATAATAGAATAACATTTCATTCGAACGAAATTATATCTTTCAAGTCTTTCCTGTAAATATTCAAGTGGACATTTATTTTCTAATATTAAAAAGTCATTTCGTGGATTATTATATAAATCAGTAATTCTATCAATATTAAATAATAAGCTGTCAAACCCAATAATACAAAATTGTTTATCATAATCATTATTAAGAATTAAATTACAATATTTATGTTGATAGGAAGTTTGGTCACGTTCCCATATTCTGGAATGGTTATTAATATATATTTCATCTTCAAATGCATCCTTTTCTTTCATTTTTTGATGAATATTAAATTTTTGAAAATAAATTGGTGCAATAAAAAAAGGCCCAATCCGATTAATCTCTGCATTTCTAATAAGAGAAAAATTATTATTAGAATCATTCATATATTGGATATAACCCAGTTTATGTATTTTTGCAATATTGGTAGAAAGTGCAGTTCTTAAAATAATTTCATAATCATCACAAATAGGTAAATATTCACAATAACTTCCCATATTTAAAAGTGTATCTTTTCTCCAAATTCTGGGATGATTTGGACAACATGTAAGATGACTTAGAGTAATATTATTAATATTTGGTGTAATATAAATTAATCTCCAATTTCCCTCATATTTTTGAGAATAATATCCCCCATAACCTTTACAAAGATAATCTCCAAACCATTGATTTTGTCCATTTTCATAAACACAAGCACAATCAAAATAAATAAAACCAATATTGGGATTTGAATCAAATAAATCAGCGGATTCTTCTAAAACATATGGCATTAATTCGTCATCATGATCCATTTCAAGAATATATTTACTACGGCATAATCCAATAGTTTCGTTTTTTACGTTTCCGATACTTCCATTATTACATGATCTTTTATAAAATCTAATACGTGCGTCATTAGAAAAATGTTCTCTTAAAAAATTAAAATGGTTATCATCAGGAGAATCATCAATAATAATCCATTCCCAATCAAGCAATGTTTGTTTTTGAAGACTATTATAAACTCTTAAAATTTTATTATAAGAGTTATAGGAGGGAGTAAATAAAGAAAATGTAGGTCTGGTTCTGGTTCGTTCAAGAGCGCATAAATTAATATAAATGGAGTTTACCATTTGATTAAAATTATTTACATCAATAATAGTATTGGAATTTGGCATAATATGAATCCATCTAATTAGCATTTGACTTGAAATTACAGTTAATAATTCATTCAAATAGTCGTCTCTATTATCTCCATATGTAATTAATAAATGAAAGTTAGAATTATGAAGGTTCTGAACATAGTTAACTGATTCTGATATAAAAATAGAGCAATCTAAATTATTTGCATTTTCAATAAAAAAATTGTCAATGTAACTATAATTATCTTTACGATAAAATATAATAAATGGATATTTCATTATATTTTATGATTAATAAATGTTTAAATAGTATTAAATATAATATATTTTTTTATCATAGAAAAAAAAATGTTAAAATATGCGTTGCTCTAAAATTCAGGTGTATGTTTTTTAAATAAACATCCTTGAGGTACAAGATTTTTTATTTCATTAGTAACAATTTGTGGATTTTGATGATCACAATTAGTCATCCAAATTTTAACAATACAGAAATTTTTTTTGGGTGAAATGGTAATGCCTGTCACATTATTAACAAATGTGCTATTAGTGCTGATTGTTTCTCCAACTAGAACATAGGTAAGATCTCTCCAAACTTCAAAAACATTTTTATTAGAAACTTTGTAAGAAAAACAACCTCCGTTTCTATTCTTTTGATCTTCCCACATAGGTGTAATTCCGTCGCGCATAATAAATAACATACAATTTTTAACTAAATCAGCTGGTAGTAATTCAATAATAGCAATAGCTTCTTCAATTGTTTTAAATTGATAAATTTTTTTGTAACTTTTAACTGTCCAATCAGGATCCTGAGGTAAATGAGCCCAAAGATTCCACTTAAATCTCAATTTATGGAATACATAACTTTCAGTAGAAGAAATTGTAGTAGCCATTGTTAATTCAGTATGATAGGATTCCATTATATATAATAAAATCAATTTTTTTTAAATAATTTTAATTAATTAATATTTAATTTTGATAGAAAATTCTAGAGTTATTATACTTGATGAATATTTTTGTATAATAGGTTAAGAAAATAAGTAACTTTAATTGAGTTTTACGAAATCATCAGATTTATCTGAGTAAATAGATTCAGATTCATGATCAAAATTATTATTATCGGTTGAATTAATAGTATTAAAGTTAGAACTTTCAGAAACTGGTAAAATAGAATAGTCTTGTAAATTAAATATAATAGATTGGTTAGGTAAAAGAGTAATAATATTAACATTATAATCAATTATGGTAACAGTATAATCAAAGTTATTATCGTCAATTGCGACTTTAAGCACATTTTTTAAATAATATTTAAAGAAATTTTGATTTAAAGAATTATTAACAATATAATAATTGGAATCCTTATTTTTCAAATCTATATTGTATTTTTTATTTTCATATTCAAGTTCTATTGCCATAAAATTTATTTTTGATTCTTCATAATATACTTTTGGTGGCACCTTTTCATAATAAATCTTATTTACATATCCTGTTTTATAATTTTTATCATAAATAAAAAATCCTTCATGTCTAGTTTCATCAAATAAATTTGATAATGCTTCTATTTGTGTTTTACTTGGTATATCTAAAGTATGCTCTATATTACCATTTTTATCAATTATTTTTACTATTTCTGTTTTTATTTCAAAAATTATATTATAATCTTTTAAACATTTTTCCAATTTTTCAGCATAAGGAACTAACATATTTTTAATCTTATTAATTTTTATTTGACAAACACTTAATCCATATAATAAATTATAACTTAAATTTATTAATATCGGTGATACATTTTTCCTTATATTTATACACAGAATTTCAACCTTTTCAATTATACAATTTACATATAACTCATAATTTATTGGTATTCTAAATTTTATACCTAAAAATTTTAATCCAAATATTATACTAAAAAATATTATTAAATACATCATATATTATTAATAATTTATTATTTAAATAGTTTTATTATAGTAAAATGTATAATAAAATTATTCGTACTGAGGATCACTTGACCAAGATGGTGCCGTATTTTTATTTGTATTATTTGTATTATTTTGATCATTTGTATTTTGTGAAGAGAAACTATATATCAAATTGCCACCTTTATTAGTTATATTATTATAATTATTACATTTTATTTTTAATTTACCAGTAGCTGGATCCAAACCAAAAACAAAAAGTAAAATTGCTACTATTACTGACATAAAAATAAATGGAATAAATACTATTATCCATGAAACTATACCCATACCTGCCTGACACAACGCATTTAAAAGTATTGTAATTATTACCATTACTATTATTTTAAAAAAAGCAGTATTGTATAATCCTTTAAATGTATCTATTATTATTTGTGTTAATGAAAAAGCTAAATATATTAATGCTGGGGCACATAAACTAAACATTTTACTTATAATATATATATATAAAAGTCAATCCATTATTTATTATTTATTATTCAATGAAAAATAGGCTCTCCATCTTTAATTATTCCAATTTTTTTACCAACATCTCCATCGGATGTCATTTCATATAAAATTCCATTTTCTTCATCAGTAGCAAAATATGTTATATCATCTATTTCTATTTCAAAAACTTCTTCTTCTTCCTCTTCTACTTTTTTTGTTTCTGATTCCTTTTTTGTTTCAATCTCATCATCGGTTCCAACTTCTTCCTCAGAATCTACTTCTTCTTCCTCTTCCACTTCCTCTTCCACTTCCTCTTCCAATTCCACTTCTGATTCCTCTTTCTCTTCCTCTTCCAATTCCACTTCTGATTCCTCTTTCTCTTCCTCTTCCATTCCCACTTCTGATTCCTCTTTATCTTCCTCTTCCAATTCCACTTCTGATTCCTCTTTATCTTCTTCTTCCAATTCTATTTCTTTTTCCTTTTCTACTTCAGCTTCTTCTACTTCCTCTTCTTCTTCCTCTTCTTCAACTTCCTCTTCCACTTCCTCTTCCGCTTCTATTTCTTCTTCCTTTTCTACTTCCAATTCCATTTCTACTTCTGGTTCATCTTTTCCTTTCTCTTCCATTTGAAGATTATAGGAAAATTCTGTATTGAGTAAATTGGATTTGATATTTACAAAATTATCTTTTCCTATATATTTATTATCTATCTTAGTTTTTGCATTATATACATTATGAATGTCATTTTTTTCTAATGATATATCTAAACCTTTAACCATTTCTGATTTTTCATTGAATTCTTTAAATTGGTTTGTTGTATTAAAATTATCCAATATATTATCATTTTTCTTTTCTTCAATCTTAAGTTTTATATGAGCCTCATCTTGTGCCAATTTATTTTCTTGATTTTCTGTTTGTCCCAAATTATTTGTTAATATTGGCTTTTCTATAATTTGTTCACTTAAAAATTTACCACTATTAAAAATGGTTCTTAAATTATCTAATTCATTTTGAAAATAATCATCTCTTCTTTTTAATAAAATATTTTCTTCATTGATTCTTATTATTTGTTTATTAAGTTCGAGAATTTCTATTTTTAAATTATAAATTTCTTTATTAAAATATTCTAATTGAGAATATGGATTTGAAAGTGAATTGTTAAAGGCAATATATTCCATTGATTCCATATTCTGGTTTGGATTTGAGAATAAATTCTTTCCATTAAATTTATTTGAATCTACATTTTGAGTTGAACAAAATTGCTCTTTAAATTCCCCAGGTCTATCATATTCGTTTGGTTGAGAATTGGCATTTTGATTACTATTATAACAATTAAACTTGGAGAAATTATTTTCATGAAGATTTTTAATTTTTTCTAACATGTTATACATATGTTCAATGGTTGCTATTTGAATTAATTTTTCAATATTTTCCATTATTGGTATCATACTTTAGATAATATACTATATTAAAATTCGTTTAATATGATTTAAAAAATATTTAATATTATAATATATGTCGGACGGAATAAGTTTTTTTAGTAACGATGATATTAATAAAGTTTTACAAAAAGTTTTGTCTCAAACCAATTATACAGAGGAACAAGCAAGAGAAAAACTAAGATTATTTAATAGTGATTATATGGCTGTAATTAGAGATTATATGGGAATTTCGGAAAAAAAAGAAGAAAGAAAAGTTAAATCTATAAACCAAGAAATTTTTAGACAAATTAGAACAAAATTAGATACTTCAATGAAAGAATATCGTGAAAAAAATCCAATTAATATGGAACAAGTTATTAATAACTTAAAAGAATCTGATGAACGTGAAAGAACTAAATAAAAAAAATTCAATATTTTTGGTCAATTTATTTATTCAAGTAGAACAGTATTAGAGTTTCCAAATTTTTCATTTAATATTGAACTCTTATTTTGTTTTTTCCTTTGTAAACGAGTTTTCACATGATAATTATTACAAGGAATTATTTTATTATTTAAAATAAAATCATCATTATCTTCGTGTAATTCTGGAAATATTTTTGTAAGTGGTTTATCAACAATTAAAAATAATCTTTCATTTCTCAATAAGGATCTATATTCTTGAATTGATAAATTACCATAATATTTTTCCAGCATATAGAATGGATTAGGAGCTGGTTTAATATTCTTTTTATAATCATATATTTTAGTGTAAATATGATTAAATAAATGATATCGTTCAAATTTAGTTGAGCTATCAATATTTTCATTCATTAAATATGCTACTCCACATTCAGGACTACAAAAACAACCATATACATGATAAGTTCCATTTATAAAATGCTTAGGAATATAAATAGGTGGATTGTCAAATTCACATGTATCCCAAAAACATGCTGATCTTTTATTATTAACATTATTAATATGTAAATTATGCTCCAATTGCTTTAATTTTTTCCAAATTTCTTTAGTTGAATCTTTAATAACTGATTCATCATCATAATCATAGCAATCATAACAAGAATCTAATGTATTAATACCCGAAGATGTTTTTTCATTAAAAATATTTATTGTATTTATATTTTCATTCCCAATTATTTCATAATTTAAGTCATTTTTCCCATTTATAAAGTTATAAGATTCAACCAAATTATTTTGATTTATTGATTGTAAATCTTTCATTGAGCATTTTAGATGTAAAATTACATTTGGTTTATCTTCTATCTGAGGTTCATTATTAACAACTTGTTGGATAATTTTACCACCTTTGGGCTTTCTACCTCTTTTTTTTGCTATTTTTGGTTCTTCAACTTGTGGTGATGATAAGGATGAGATTATAACATTATCATTTGTAACAGTAACTTCTATAGAACTTTCATTATCATCATTTATTACATCTTCGTATAGATTATTTTGATTATCCGTTTTATTAATTTCATTAGTTAATTTAGTTTCTATTTCTGAAACACTTAAATTAATTATATTTTTACTGGGTTTTTTACTATCTTTGTCTTTAATTAAAGATTCCATATTTAATGATGCAATTAGTTCTTTTTTAGATTTACGTCCTCTCTTTGACTTTACCTGCTCATTGGTTTTTTTATCTAAATCATCAACCTTTTTAATTTTGGGATCCATTGTATTTATGTAGATTTATGTATAATTTAATTTAAATTGTTTTAATATATATATTTTCATATATATCTAAAAAAAAAATTAGATTACTTTTCATAACACTTTCTACACACAGGAATATAATTATCTGACCCAACTACAGTTTGTTCTTTTTCCATAGAAATCCTTTTTGAGAAAATTCCTTTAGTTCCATCTTTACATATTCCACATAAGGATGTTAGTTTTGTAACCTTATCACATATTGGTATTAAATCCAGTATTTGACCAAATTTTTTCCTTTCAAAATCTCCATCTAATCCACAAATATATACCTTTTTACCTTGTTCTAATAATTTTTTTACAAATATATCAAGATCCGAAAAGAATTGGGCTTCATTAATTAGTATCACACTACTTCTTTCAACTTCAGTTTTATCTTTAATTCTATGTATGTCAAATAATCTTTCGGTTTTAATACAAGGAATTTTTATTTGATCGTGAGTTGAAAGTAATTCATCATCATAACGATTATCTATGGAATGGTTAATTACTGCAACAGATATATTACAAAATTTACATTGTTTATAAATTTCAACAAGTTTTGATGATTTGCCTGAAAACATACATCCAAGAATAATTTCAAGATAAGCAGTATTAGACATTATTTTATTTTCTTTCTTAAAATATCTAATATATTTTTTTAATTCAATTTTAAAATTAATATATTAAATAAAACATGATTATATAATTAATGACCTGTAATGGAATTCCTTACATGGAGAAATATAGACCAACGAAATTTGAAGATATTGTATTGGATCCAATAAATAAGAAAATTTTAATGAATATAATTGAAACCGGTTATTTCCCAAATTTATTATTTTATGGACCACCCGGAACTGGAAAAACTACGACAATCATTAATCTCGTAAAATCATATCAAGAAAAATTTAATCAAAAAAATAAGGAATTAATGATACATTTAAATGCTTCAGATGAAAGAGGAATTGATATTATAAGAAGTCAAATAAGTCAATTTGTTAATTCAAAGACTATGTTTAATAATGGTATTAAATTTGTTATATTAGATGAAGTAGATTATATGACTAAAAATGCTCAACAAGCATTAAGATATCTTTTACAAAATTTTTCATCTTCAGTTCGTTTTTGTTTAATATGTAATTATATTAGTCGTATTGATGAAGGATTACAAAACGAATTTTTAAGATTAAGATTTAACCAACTCCCAGAAAATGATATTATTAAATTTTTAAATAATATTTCAGTATGTGAAAATCTTAATTTAACTAACAAATCACTTTGTCTTATTCAAAAATTGTATAAATCAGATATAAGGAGTATGATAAATTTTATACAATCAAATCAAGATTTAAAAGATGAATATTTATGTATTATTGACGATAGTGTTTGGAATGAATTATTTAATAATATAAAAAATGGTTGTGAATTACCCTCACTAATTCATTTTATTAATGATATAAGTCGTCGTTATAATATTGATAAAAAAAATATAATTAAAGATTTTCTAAATTATATTATTCGTAATAAGGATTGTTTAAATATACCAGAATATTTTAATTTTGTTGAAAATATAATACATTTTGAAGATTGTAAAAACAGCTATTATGTAAATTATTCATTAATTAAATTATCAAAATTATTACATACTTAGATAAATTATTTTTTTTGGAAATACATTAGTTGTAAAAACAAAAAATCATATTTAGAAATACAAATTATTCCATAATTGATTAAACAAAATAAAGGATAGAATTCAAAAATTACCATTATGTTTCTAAAGTTTTGAAGGAACTAAAATTTGACATTCTTAATTTTAACTTTAACATAAACTCATTGGGAGGTGAACTTTTGGATGGGTCAAAAAAATTTTGTGTTAAACTATATTCATTTACCCTAAATGTTTCCTTCTTGTTTGTAAGAGAATTTTGGGGAATTGGAATTATTTTACTTCTTTCATGAATGATTCGTTGTTTACAACTGTTCATTATTATATATTAAAAGAAAATAATTGAATTAAAAAAGTTTAAAGAATATAAAGATATATTTTGAAGTATAGATATGGTAAATAACCTAGCAACAAATATAGATGATGAATGGTCAAACTTTCTTACAAATAAATATGAGGAAGAATCGTCTGATGACGAAAATAATAATTTACATAATGAATTTAATGATGAACACCTTGAATTAAATTCGATATATGTTAAAGATTGCGATATTCCTGAACCTACGGATATTTATATATCAACTAAATCAAAAATCGCTTATCTTACACAGAGTGTGGATCTTAAAATATATTGGGATATCCCAGTTATACCCTATTCAACTCCTGAAAATGGAGTTATTAAAAAGCAAATTAAAATTAATTCTAAAACGCCAGAAGAGTTAGAATTAGTTCAACAACGTTTACAAAAAGAATTATATTATGAACAACATATAATGTCACATATTAATAATCCTAATGGACGTATTAAATTTAAAGATATACGTAAAATTACAATAGGAATTTCTAAAAAAGATATTATGAGTTATCGTTCAAAGAAGAAACAGGCATTCTATAATTGTTTTGTTATGATACTTCGTATTAAGATTGATGAAATATTTAGAGAATTTCATATCAAAGTTTTTAATACAGGAAAATTGGAAATTCCAGGAGTTCAAAGTGAAGCAATGTTTGGAATTGTATTAAAACATATTGTTAATATTTTACAACCATTTTATTCTACAGAATTAACCTATTTTGAAAAAAGTGATACTGTTTTAATTAATTCAAACTTTAATTGTGGATTTTATGTAAATAGAGAAGTGTTATATGATATACTTAGAAACAAATATAATATACAAGCTATTTATGATCCTTGTTCTTATCCAGGAATTCAATGTAAATTTTATTATAATAATGATATAGGGGTTCAAACTGGAATGCAAATAACAACTGTAAATAAAGAAAAATATAAAAATATAACGGAAGTTTCGTTTATGATTTTTAGAACAGGAAGTGTATTAATTGTTGGAATGTGTGATGAATATATTCTACAAGATATTTATCAATTTCTTAAAGCTCTTTTGAAGACAGAATTTAAATATATTTGTCAAAAAATAACGACAGCTGCTGATTTAACTAATAAATATAAAAAGAAAAAAATACGTAGAAAGACAATTCAAATAGCTACTTGTGAAAATAAGAATTTAATATGTAACAAACAACCTATTGACTTTATTGAAAAAAATGATACAGAGATGATTGAAGAAGAAAAAGATTATAAAATTTTAGAAATTAGCATGTCTAAACCTTTGAGAAAATCAAGAAAACCAAGAAAATCCAAAAAGTCATCAAATTTGGAAATTGTTGAAGAAGTCTAATCTGAAAAAATCCAATCTACAATCTTATTTAATTCATTATTGCTTATAAAGTTATTTATTTCTGAATCGTAAATTCTTGAATTAACTATTTTTTCATCAAATTTTTTTCTACTTAAAATTTTTTTAATAAACTGATCTAACAATTTAAAAAAATTAAGTATATCTAATTTTTTATCATCTAATAATAATATAAATAAAAATATACAATCTGTGTAATTTATTTTAAGTTTATTTGAAACTGTATTTAAAGTTAAACTAACAAATTCAATAGAATCACAACAGGTATTTATATAATCAATTTTAGATTCATATTTAAAATCTTTATGATTAATAATAAATTTAACGATGTTTCTATATATATATGTATGAGAATCAAGAATTTCTAATATTTTTTTATCATCTAAATTAGGTTCATTAATATTTTTTTTATATTCATTATTTAAATCAAAAATTGTTTTCTTGTAAACAAATAATATGGCATCGCGTGAACTTAATTGTAAAAAAGTAACATTATCATCTGATATTTGTTCAATAAACTCAACATAAAAATAATATGCTTTTTGGCTATGATAAAATGTTAGTTCTAAATTTTTTGTATAATAAAAAATTACTAAAAAAACATGACTAATTGTTTCTAAACCTCTCTCAAAAATAAAACGATAATATGTTTTATTTTTCATCATAATTTTTTCAGAAATAAATCTCATATATTCAATTATTAATTCTACATATTTATTTAAAATTTCTGTAGGTGAATTTTCAATTAACAATTTATAATTTGATATATTATATAAAATAAAATGAGCATTATCATTTAAACTATTATTAATTTGTTTATTCGTGAAATTTTTGGAATTCTTCATATAATAATTAATTATAATATATATATTAAAATACTTTTTAAATATAAGTATTTAAAGACTTTAAATTTAAATTTATTATAAATGTCATCATTAGAACAAAAATCAGGAAGTGCTTCTTCTACAAATCTACCTTCTTCTACTACCTCTTCCCTTGGTCCATCTGTTACCACAAATAATTCTACCTATCGTTTACCATGCGATGCTACATTACAAAATGCAACTAAGCTATCTATAGTAGAAGATAAACCAGTTATGTTTGATTATTGGACTGATTCTTTAGATAAAAAGGCTCTTATTGGGGTTAGGGAAGGTTCTGGAGAAAAATTGTTAGTTAAATCAGCTGAGGAATATACATCACCCATTGCTAAGTTTTATAAATCATTAACAGAATATATTATTATTACTGAAAATTCTATTTATGTTGTTGCAAGTGATATTCCTACCAGAAAGATCTCATAAATTAAACATTTTTACCTTTTTATATTTCAAATGGATAAAATGATAAAAGGTGTAAATATTATTTTATTGTAAAAAAATGTAAAATAAAATATTAACTATGTATATATATATCAATGTCAAGTCGTAAAGGATTTAGAACAGGCTCAAACAGCTATGGACAATTCTGGTTTGGAGGTAATACATTTCCAGGTTTCCTTTTTAAAAAAAATGTAGGTGTAGGAGCCAGAAGGAGCACACAATTTACTCCTGGAGGGACAACAATTTGTAATCAACCAAATGAATTTTGGAATAAATATATTCCTGGAGCTGGTGTAGGAGCCTCAAGTGTTGCTACAAGACGTTCCAAAATGATTTATGCTACTTCGTGTAATGATCGACAAAAATGTGGTAGATTTTATACTCAACTTGGACAAAATCAAATCAGACCATCAATATATAATAATCCCAGCACAAATTTATCCATTTATCCTCCTCCTCCACAACTAATATATTATAATCCACAAATACAATATTGAATTCAATAATTTTCATTTTTACTAATTTCATTTTTACTAATTTACCAATTTTTATATAGTTTTTTTTACTATATAAAAATGTAAAATACGCATAGCTCTAAATATTACAAGAATGTAATATGTTTAGTAGGGAGGAATAAATGAAATAGGAACATTATTTACTCTTGCCCAGCGAGCTCCCCGAGAACCAAAACCGGCTCCTAAATAGGCTAGTTGATGATAAGTATTGTAAGAATATTGGTTTTTATTTTGAAATCCAAAATAATTGTTTGGTATCAAAGGAAAAGCCATAGCATTTTCTTTTCCTGCAAAAGAATTTGTAAAAACTCTTGAGTTAATTCTTCCTGGTCCTGACCCGTTTCCCATTTATATTATATTAAAAGATAAAATAAATGTCCAAAGGTTTAATAAATATTTAATCCTCTTGCTGCTCTTTTTAACGAACCACCACATGCTCCTGTATTTGCTTGATAAGTTACAGCTAAAACGGCAGCTCCTCGTCTGATATTTGGAACTGTTTGGAAAGACCAATACATTCTATCAAACATTGCTGCAGTCGCATAATTAACTCCTGATGAACGACCTCCAGTTCCTGATAAATTAGGCATATTTATATATATATAATAATATATTTTATTTTACGCATTTAATCATTTACATCTAAACAATATAATTTTTTATAAAAATTACAGCAAATGGCATAAAAATAACCGATTATTTTTCCTTAATACTAACAAAATATTGGAAAATATGCCTTCAAGTGTTGTTCAAAAGGTGTCCAAAGGTTTAAAAATCTATTTTTTTTAATTGATCTAATACTTCATCTGTTAGTTTATCAGGAAATTTTACATTAAAGATTATTATTAAATTTCCTATATGCTGATCTCTTGTGAATCCCATGTTTGGGATTATTTTCCTATATCCATGACTTATTATATTTCCAGAGTTGTTATTTATTGTATAAATTTTTCCTGTTACATATTTTAATTCAAATGAAAAACCACATAATGCTTCTTTTATACTAATATTTTTTTCAAATAAAAGATCTAAACCACTTCTTTTAAATTCTGTATTATTCTCTATTTTTATAAATATTTTTATATCTCCCTTACAATCCTCTCTAGAAACATTTCCTTTTTCTCTTAATATTATAATCTCTCCTTCATCTATTCCTTGAGGAACTGTTACATAAATCGTTTCGTTTTCAAATATTTTATGACCATCTTGAATTATCCATCTTTCTATATCCATTGGAATAGTAGTTCCCGTTAATATTTTATCAATTGGTATAACTACATTTTTTATTATTGGTGTTGGTTTGTTTAATCCTTGGACAAATCCCTCCGGATTCACAGGGATACCATTGTGAAATATACGAAAATTTGTCCCAAATCCGGAACCTGGGCTAAATGAATGCATATGACCAAATGGGATACCTCCAAATAAATTAGCAAATAAATCTTCCATAGGATTTTGACCTGGATGAACACCCCCATTCATCATATTTATAAATTTATTATTTTTCATCATATCATATTCTTTCTTTTTTTCGGGATCCCCTAAAGTTTCATAAGCTTCTGAAATTTTCTGAAATTTTGCTGTTGTATCCATATTATTTTTATTTTTATCTGGATGATATATCATCGATAACCTTCTATAAGATTTTTTTATCTCATCTATTGTTGAGGTCTCCGGAATCTCTAATATTTCATAATAATTTTCACTCATTTTTTTAATAATATTATAAATTAAGATAAACTTAAATACTTATCAACGTATATATTTATATTCATGGAACAATTACTTTTTTTAAATAAATATCAACCTTTATATTTCAACGATTTTGTAACTGATGATGGAATCATGGATATTCTTAACACTTTTATTCAAATGGATAATCTAAATATATTATTTATTGGGGATATTGGCGCAGGCAAAACAACTTTTTTAAATGCGACTGTTAGAGAATATTATAAAAATTATTCTCCTAATCAATATCAAGACAATATTTTATATATAAATTCTCTAAAAGAACAAGGAATTAATTATTATCGTAATGATGTTAAAACATTTTGTCAAACTTGTTCCTCTATTAAAAATAAAAAAAAAATAATTATTCTTGATGATATTGATATTATTAATGAACAAAGTCAACAAGTATTTAGAAACTGTATTGATAAATATAGTCATAATGTTCACTTTATTTCATCATGTAGCAATTCTCAAAAAGTTATTGAATCCTTACAATCCAGATTTACTATTATAAAAATTAAACCTCTTAAAAAATACCATCTTAATCAAATTATGCAGAAAATTATCAAATCTGAAAATATTCATATTACTGATTCCGCAAGAGATTTTATTTTAAATGTATCAAATAATAATGCTAAAATTTTAATTAATTATATGGAAAAATTTAAACTTTTAAGTCAAGATATTGATATTGATTTAGCTACAAGTGTTTGCACTAATATTAGTTTTTTTATTTTCGAACAATATACACAATTCTTACTTAATTCAAATCTTAGTTCTGCGGTTAAACTTTTATATGATATTTATGATAAAGGATATTCAGTTATGGATATTCTTGATAATTATTTTTTATTTGTTAAAATTACTAATTCTTTATCTGAAGCACAAAAATATGAAATTATACCTTTAATTTGTAAATATATTACTATTTTTCATAATATTCATGAAGACGAAATTGAATTAGCATTATTTTCTAATAATCTATTTACTTTACTTACTAACAAATAATTTATTATACAATTTACACCAAAATAAATTAAACTAACAATAATTTAATTTATATCTATACTTATTATAATATGTCTTCTCAGATATTTAAAGAACATATCCCTAATGAATTACTAATTAAGTTATTAGATAATATTGCGGTTAAATCTGAAAAATGCTATGTTCTTAATAATAATTCATATAAAAAAGGAATATTTAATAATATGATTGAAGAATTTATTAATCAATGTATTCCATATTATCATCTTTCCAAACGAAAATATTTAGAAAAAAAAATTACTTATAATTCATTTGTAACTATTATTAGACAAATATGTAATTATAACAAAATTTCATACACTTCTCAAATTAAATATGATAAATCTTCGTATGATATTATGTATTATATATATCTCTAAGACAATTATATATTTTTTAGACTCATTTTAGATATGAAAAGATATATACGCATTGCTCTAAATAGATTTATTATAAACTTCTAATGTTCTTGCACTTGGATCTGTTGCGTTTGTATATTTAGGCATCCAAAAATAAGGCACAATATGAGAACAGTTTGGAAATTCCTTATCAAAAATTTCTCTGTAATATCTCTTTTCCAATTCTATAGAAGGTTTGAATGGTTCATTAACTTTATTGTCTTTAAATTCTATATTATAATAAAGTGCTATATATTCTTGTAAAATTAAAAATAATGATCTTCCTTGATTACTTACTCCATCACTAAAAGCTTCCTTTTTTCTATTAATAATTTCTTTAGGTAAGATGTTTTTTCTTTCAGAATCTTCTAAAAAGAAAGCATTAAAATAGCAAGAATTAAAACTATTTCTCAACAAATATTTTTCACATTCATTAAAATTATTATGATTCCTAAAATATGTCGGAATAGATAAAATATAATTTACAAAACTTCTATCCAGAAAAGGCGTTCGTGGTTCCAAACCATTGGATGAAATTGATTTATCTGAACGTAATACATCAAATAAATGAATATCTTTTAATAGTCTTCTTGTTTCCTTATCAAATTCAATATCATCAGGGCATTTATTCATATATAAATAACCTCCAAATAATTCATCCGAACCATCACCATTAAAAATAACTTTTGCCTCAGAATTTTGAGAGATATGTTTTCCTATTAAATAATTTCCAATACTGGCTCGCACAGTTGTTGTATCATAGCTTTCAATTGCTTTAATTACTTCAGGAATTGCATCAAACATTTCTTTTTCTGTTACAATTATCTCTGTATGTTTAGAACCAATATATTCTGCAACTATTTTCGCATATTTGATGTCTTCCGAATTTTCAAGACCAATACTATATGTTTCAATTTGAATTCCTTTTTTATTAAAATAATTAGCTACTAAAGCTGCTATTAAACTACTATCAAGACCACCACTTAATAAACAAGCAACTGGTCTTTCTGTGGTTATACACCTTTTTACAACAGCTTCGTTTAAATATCTTGGAATATTCATCAAAATATCAGCTTTTAAAGCATCCATATTAGAAGTAATTATTGAATAAGGAAAACTTGGTATAATAAATGGTTTATTTTTTATTACTGGTTCCCAAATTGAATTAACTTTAAATTCATCTTGAAATATTGAATATGTTCCGGGTTCAAATTGTTCAATATGGTAATGATTTATATTTAAATTATAAAAATATTCTAAACATTTTAGCTCTGAGGAAAATCCATATAAATTATATAAATTATTTACATCTCTTGAATTATAAAGTTTATATAATGGACGGACACCATAAGGATCTCTTGCTATATAAATATTATTAATATAGTCCTTAGAAATTCTATTATCATATAAAATAAACGCATATACACCGTCCAACATTAATAATGTTTGTTCAATACCATATTTTATATATAAATGAATTATTACTTCACAATCTGAATCAGTTATTGGTTTAATATTAAGAGTTTTATAAAGCTCTCTATAATTATAGATTTCTCCATTACAAATCAAAATTATATCATTATAAACAATAGGCTGGTTAGATTCCTTGTTTAAACCATTTATCGCTAATCTATGAAATCCTATTGACATTTTTAAATGATTTTGTATGGTAGAATTTTCAGGACCTCGATATCTTCCTTTCATAAACTGTTCTTTAACTATTAATTGTTCTTCTATATTATTATAATTTGGATTTAACAGAGCAAATATACCACACATTAATATAAATTGAAATGATAACTTTAAATCCATTTAACTTATTTATTTTGATATATACAGAAAGGAAATGGAAAAGGTGTAAAATTTTGACTATAAATTATCGTTATAAATATAATAATGTATAAGAAGAAAAATGTAATTATTTTATATAATAATAATATATATAATAATGTCAGCAGTAGGATTTATAAATAAGATTATCAAAGAAGATACGAATTTTATAACTAATTTAGCAAATATGGCAGCAGCTGATTGTAATCATGATTTTGGTATTAATGTTAAAACAGCAAATATTATTGACGAATTCAGTGAAGCTTTACCACCACCCGCAAAAGTTAAAGCAGTTCCAGATGAAGAAAATGTATTAAATAATATTATAAATAATTCAGATTTTAAAGCTTTTTTGGAAACTTTAAAAAATAATCCCGATGGGAAAGATTTAGATATTATAATTCCTAATACCAATCCCACAACTACAATTACAACATATAATGTAATTGTATATGAGGGTAATAATTATTCAAAAATAAATTTTAATTTTGGTAAAGATTTTACAGAAAAATCCAATCTTTTTTTAGATACTAAAAATGCTTATTTAATTGTTGATTTTAATCAACACGGATTTATGTCAAAACTAAAAGAAGGAGAAATAGCTGATGGGATAATCCATTATCTAATGACGCCGGAGGTTGTAAATGACCCGGCGGGTAAACCATCCATTTTTGATAAAACTTTATTTAACTCTGAATCTGGAGTTAATATGAATTCTTACGTCCAAACAACACCAACTACAACTGAATATACACCCTTTTCAACAAATAATGATGAATTTTCTAATAATTTTTTTTCGGCATATAATTTTTCTTTAAGTCCTATTCAACAATCATTTGAAAAGGGAAACATATCAAAATTAAATACATCTTTAACAATAACATATAATGTTGGAAATAAACCATATACAAATACTATTACTGATAGTAAAAAACAAAATAGCATTAATTCCTTAACTGGGTATGTAAAAGGTTTAATAAATAAACTTACTAATAAAACACTTAATAAATTTAATTTTAATTCTAAATTACAACAAAAAAGAGGAGGAGATTGGTTTCAGGCATTATGTTGTTTAAATGTTATTAACAAAGAATTTTCTTTGATTTTACCAAAAAATGAAACAAATATTCCTGATAAATTAAATGGTAGGGATAATTTTAAAGGTCCGGTTTATTTAGTTACTCACGATAGAATTGCATTAGCGTTTGCTTTAATTAACGGTGTAAATGTTATTTACCTTGCAAATAATAAAGATACATATTTATTCAAAAATAAAAATGATCCAATAGTAAAAGCAAATTCTGGACCAATTGCCCAATTAATACATTCTAAATTGGTTGAATTTAAAACAAAACCTGAAATAAATGAATTATCTAAGTATGAAATATTTAAAGAAAATTATAGATTATATAACGTTTTTAGAAATGAAATTATAAGTCAATGTAAAGATGAATTTAATGGAGCAATTAATCAAGCAAAAAATTATTTAGTTAATAAAACCGAATTACTTTTAGATGATTATTGTATTTATAAGGACTCTTTTGAAGATATACTTCAAAATATTAAATCTATATTCAGAACTGCATTATTATATTCATTTATATTACAAAATTTACCAGATGTTGAAGATAAATATAATTTTATTGAGTACTTTCTAAATGAGACTAAATTCATACCAATATATGATAAAACTCAAGATTTAGATTTAATTAAAATTAGAGAATATGAAAATAATATTGAATCAGCATTTGAAAAACTTGGTATTTCAGGCTTAAATAAAGAATATTTAAAAGATAATGCTCAAATTGTTAAATTAAATTTATCAAAAGCATTAAGTAAAATGGATGTTAGTAGAGCTATAGATACGTTATTTTCAAATGAACCAACAGGTAAAACTGAAGATGTTTGTTTATTTCAAAGCCGAATAAAATTTTGGTTACCTAAACCTAAATCAAATGAACAACCACTAACAAGAGCCTATGAGCAATATATTTTTTTAAAATTTATTACAAATTTACCTCAAGAATCAATAAAAGACATTATTGATATTTTTGAGAAAAATTTTATTCCTGTAATTAATAAATATGGTGAAAATCTTCAAAAACCTAATTTAAAGCCTTGTGCTACAGAAAAATTAAATAGACAAACAAGAGGTTGTGAAGATAGGCAAAAAGCAATTTATTTAAGACCAGCTAATTTTTCAAATGAAGTTATTTTAATTTTAAAACCACTAATTATACCAGAAACATCGGATAATATATTAACTTCTATTACTGAACCAAAAAAGGAAGATAGAGAATTTGTTTTGAATGAATCAACTGACTCCATTCTTGTTTTTTCAGATGCTATATCTAGAATAATAAATGAAGAAATAAAAGGGTCAGACAGTATAGATTATATTACAAACAAACGACCGATAGGTCAAGAATTAGTTTCAACAGTTCAAGAAAATGTTGAACAATCAAGAAAAAGGGTTAAGTTAACTGGGGGAGGGTTATCAAATCTTAAAGATTTTGGGAGAAGAAATGCTGGGATTGTTTTGGATTCTAATATTAATCAAATTATTTGGGATTTATTAGGAAATAAAATTAATGATAATAGTTACTTTATCCCTATTTTTAATTATATAAAATTTATTATCAATAATCAAGAAATTACAGACGATAATAAAACCAGTTTTATAAATCAATTATTGGAAATTTATGATAATGATACAAAACAAAAAATCATAAGTTTATTGGATGACCCAAAAAATGAGTCTTTAGTTTTATATTTAATTGGTTTAAAAAATTTAAAGGAGCTAAATGGAAATAATGATAATTCATGGGAAATGGATAACATTCTTCAGAATTTAGAAGAGGGTTCAAATGAGAATAAAGATAATTCAATGGAAATGGATAACATTGTTCAGGATTTAGATGAGAGTTCAAATGAAAATAATAATAATTCAATGGAAATGGATAACATTGATCAGAATTTAGAAGAGATTTCAAATGAAAATTCAATGGAAGTATTGGGAGGTTCACCAATGGATCAAAACCAAGAAAACCTAACTAATGTCCCGTCAATGGGACAACTTAATAATCCTAATTCTCAAAATAATTTACTTTCTGATAACAGCAAAATAAATATATCTATCAAATCTATTGATAATATTGTTCTTTTAAAAGATAATTTATTTTGTTATCATCCACTTCTTCCAATATATGTAAATTTAACATCATTTTATAATCAAATTGGCCCCGATTTTAATGGGGATCCTTTTTATGATTCCTATATTAAATATGTTAATGTTTTAGAAAAAATGACTAATGTTTTATTAGAGCAATATTTAATTTATAATTTAGAAGCTAATTTGAAAGCTTATTTCATTGGTTATAGCCTTAAAACTATATTTTTTCACGCTAATAAAAGTTTATCATTATTTAATACTTTAAAAAATTTGTTAAATTTAGATGATAATGAAACAAGAATGTTTTCAATGAAAAATGATATTTTTGGAGGTCAAATTGTTGGTGATTGTGTAATTAGAGATGGTGATTTTAATGAAATTATTGGAAATTTATTAATGTCAACTCCGATAGTTATAAATTTTATAAATAACCAAGTTAATTTTAGAGAAGTAATTTTATCTGAATTAAACGAACAACAAATTCCTGAAGTTAATGATAGGGATCCTTTTGTTTATACATCCAAATTAAAGATACAAATAACTATTCTTTTAAATAAAATAGTAGATAAAATAAGTTATGATAGATCAAGTAATGTTCCGGATTTATCAATTCCAGAAGCATATATTGTTCCAGAGGAGGATTTGGAGGAAGTAGGTGAAAATATTGCTTTTCCTGAGGAAGTTCCATTATTAAAAAAGGAAGAACCACTTAAAGATGTTAAAGAAATTAGTGATGAAATATCTTATATTAAAAAACCTTCTGATGTTAAAAAACCTGTTGGTAAAGGCGTTCAACAATATAAACCTATCCCAATGAAAACAGGTTATTCTCCATCCGAATTTCGAAGTAATTTTAATCCGATGGGGTTTAATTCATATGGACAATCCCCAATGGTTTATGGCGGAGGCACAAGAAAAAATAAAAGAATAAGAAAGAAAAAATATACAAAAAGAATTAATAATTCCAATAAACGTTCAATTAGAAAAAGAATGAAATATAAACATAAAAAAACAATAAAAGATAAAAATAAAAATTAACAGTTTCTTTCCAAATAAATTTGTGTGATGTAAAAATATATATAAAATTTCTATATATATTTGTCTTAAGAACTAACAAAAATAAAGTATAGAGTAAAATATTTTGTTAGTTCTTTACTTAGTTTTGATCAGTTTAATGAATTTATTTTTTATTGTATATACACCCTTGAACATTTTAAATGGAACTTTTTAACTTATTTTTCAAGGTTGAGATTTTTCATTCTCATGTATAGTTTGATTATAGCAATTCGATAAAACTGCTTGATTACTTTTTATTTCTCTACATAGATAACTTGGTCTTTCTAATTTATGTATTGCTTGATATGCTATCTTGTAGATATTAGACGAACCATTACGGTCTCTGTTCCATAAACCACAACCGCTCTTACAGCGTAGTAGTCCATGAACCAATCGCATATCATCCTTCGTTGGTTTTGGATTTTTTCTTACCAAAAATTTCTCACATGCTCCTCCATCACACTTGGAACATTTACATGATGTTCTAAACTCATCCACTAAATATACCTTGTATTTATTCTTCCTGAATAAACTTCGCATTCCAATGCCTAATGTGGGTTCTTTAAATTTCATTTGTTTTTTCTGTTGCCAATCTCCAATACAAACCACAACATCTTCTGGAGTTCCAAATATTTTCCTGAAATTACTTATCATTTTTTGTTCATTTCGTTTGGTATTGATATATCTACCAAATTTTAATTTACGAAACAATTCTCGTTGATAAAATTCAAATAATATATGGTTTATTCTATTTTTTGTTTGTAAATATTCTTTGAATTTATAAATATTCAAGGTTTTTCTATTATAACTAGACAATTCGGTCTCATATTCTATGATTGTTTTTCCTTGTATTTTATTTGATTTCATAGCAAGAATTATATTATTATATTTCTTCATTTTGGTTTCTTTTCTTCTTTGATTTTGCGAATACCTAAAATGATTTGCATCTTTGGATGCTCCATCTACGCAATATATCAAATCTTCCTTACCAGGGTCTATCCCCACTATTTTTTTGTTTCTTAAATCTGTATTTAATTCATCAATATATAATTCACGAGATATACCTTTTTTAGAACTTGGTAAAGGTTTGCCTACGAAATCATTCCGTAAAAATAAAATGCTTACTCCAACTCCATCTGTAGAAATCATATGATGGAAGGAATAACCAGTTTTTGTAAATAGTTTTCTTTCGGTTCTAAAGAAAAACTGCCATATTTTATCTTCGTGCTTCTTGGTATTTCCTTCATCTGTATAATCTCCTTTGTTTCCTTGTTCTTTTCGTAGAAGCGAATGAACCAATGTAATAGTGTCCAACCGAATATAATTAGGAGTTATTCCACTCCGTAAAGGGAATACATTACTGATGGTTTCTAACTCATTTTCTACTTGTTTCATCATAGTAATCATAGAAGGAAAATAATCCATGACTTTACATTTCAAATCATAATATACACTATCCTTTTGAAACTTTGTTTTATTCGGAAGAATTCGTTTCTTTTGTTCAGTAATCCAAGAATGATAATAATATTTGGAAGTATATTTAACATTTGTATCTACATTCAATAAATCATTTTTTATTTTTCGTAATTCGTTACAAAGATTTCTTATTCTTGCTTCTCGTTCTCTTTTTGTTTTACATAACTTTCTTATTTTCTCAGTAAGCATTTTCTTTTTCCAAACTACATTAACGAAGCGTTCCACATAATCCACATAATGCGTTTGAATGTTATTTTCATACATGGTTATTATATCTTCTGTAAGGTATGATAATACATTGCTCATATATGTATAGTCCAATTTATCATCTTGTACAAGTGGTTTGTAATGTTCGTTATAGAATAAGGTAAGCGTTTCTTTCAGTTCCATCGTTTCTTTATTAGGTGGTCTGCCTTTTTTTGTTTCTTTTTCTCCACACATTACTTTCATGATTGTATTTATCAACTTCTTATCAATAATAGGCAATGTATGATTATTTGTATCATAATGATGAAGTATATATAATTTCATAAATTGTAAGGTATGGATAAGAATTTTATGTGCCTTGATAACAACCTCGTTAATTTTCGGTATATTGATTTCAAGATGTTTTAGTATGCTCTTCAGCGAAGTTTTGACGGATTTGAAAAACTCTGGTGGTTTTTCTTTTGCGTTCATTCTATATTATTCCTAAATATTTTATTTCTAAATAATTAACGAATATTAATTATTTAATTATCCCTAAATATTTTGTATTTCATAGTTTTCCTTGTTAATCCATTTTCATATTTAATACAAAAATCCGTAATTTCTATATTATATTTTTGTTTTCGTAATATGCTTCTCACAATATTCAAATATGGTCTTTTACATTCAAAATTTGGTTTGAATGAAGATATAGTAGAACATTCAAACACTTTGCGTATCTCTTCTTTCATTTCTAAAATTTTATTTTGCTTCTCTATATTATCATCTAAATCGTATAATAAAAAAGAATTTTCATTATCTAAATTTAAAATGGTAATAAGTTTTTTACAAATTTCTTCTCTTTCATTTTGATATTTTTCACTTAATTTAATTCTCATTATATACATTTATAATATAATCTTTAATTTTGTTCCATTTAAAATGTTCAAGGGTGTAAAATCTTTTATATTTATTTTTTATTTTTATTCGTGTTATAAATTTTCAAATTCAGATATAAGTGAATTAATCTTATTATAATCTAAACAATTTAATGAAGAATCATAGAAACAGCTAGCAAGCTGAACATATTTTGCCCCATTATTTAAATAATCAATTATATCTTGAATACTTTCAATTCCCCCACAACCAATTAATTCAATATTTTTGTTTATTTTATTTTTAAAATAATAAATGTTACTCAAAGAAATAAACTTATTTAATTTTCCTGATAGTCCTCCATAAATATTTGATAAAACTGGTTCACTATTTTCTAACATTAAACAATTTGGAATAGAGTTACATAAAACGATATATTTTATGGAATTATGAAATTTGTTAGTATAATTATTATTAATAACATTAATAATTTTATCACATAACTTATGTTCTAAAAATGGGGATAATTTAAGTGAAAGGATTATATTAGTTAAATTTAAATTATTTATACTTTTTAATATTTTATCAAGTAAAACATCATTATAAGATGGTATTTCATAATCTAAATTGGGGCAACTTAAATTTATTTCAACTAACTCCTGTTTACTAACAAAATTATTATAGTCTTGTAGTAAATGTAATGTATTAAGTTCATTAAATTCCCATGCTACAGATAAAATAAATCTTTTGTTAGTTATAGAATTATTTTTAAAGTATTTGGAATAGATATTTTTATAATAAAAATATCCTTCATTAGGTAAACCTTTGCTATTTATATGTATATTATTGGACTTACAATAGGTAGGTTCTTTATTGCCAATTTTGGGATATAATGTACATGTTTTTGAAACAATATAACTTAATTTGGTTTTAAATAATTCCTCAAATTGTTTTTCATTAGAACTCCAACAACCACTTGCATTAAAAAATTTATTAGTAGGATTTAACATTTATTTATATAAATATTATATTATGATTATTTCTTTAAGTATTTTTATTATATATTTTATTTTTTTACTTAAAGAAATAATTGTTCAAAGATATATTTTGCGTCCTAAGAGGAAAAATGAAATCCATACAAAAAACTATTTCTATGGTAAATCTCCAGCATTTCTAGCACGTGGCACATAGTCTCCAAGTCCCATTGGTTTTGGACCAAAAATATTTAAGGTTTTGTTTGTAAGAGGCACTCTCCAAAATGATATCCAATTTTTACTATTTTCCATCGGTTCAATTACTCCCATATGGGCATCTGGTGATAATGCTAAAACTATATATTTTGCCAATATAAATTTACTTTCAAATATCTGCTCAGGACTCATCCGTGCAAACCATTCATAATGCCTACGACTTAAAATCATTCTATTTGGTATCCAAATTCCATACATTTTTCCATAAAAGTTTATATAATCCTCACCTAATAAAGTCTCCACTGTTACCGGTTCATCATCCACCGTTCTTGTTCCTATATCCGTTCCAGGAATTAAACGCATTTTACCTTTTGATATCTTTTCATAACACCATCTATCAAATCTTCCTAAAAACTTTGCTTGAGCAGTATAATCCTCTGAAATAGTTTGTTCCATAAAACTTATTAATTGTTTTAAGGTTTCATTTCCTTTATTTGCCCCCATAAATTCAGTGCTTGGATAAAATAGTTTAGAAGTTGAGGTTATATTTGAATCATATTTTTCACAAACAAACATTTTATCATCCATAGTTCCTACATTATATAAGCTTATTAAATCTCTAAAACATAAAAAAGAAATTGGAACTTTTAAGCCTCCATATGTATACAGAAGTTTTGCCATAGCAAGTTGCCTTACATAACATTTCATTGGATCAGATAGAAGATTCATATTAATATTCCAATTTGGAATTAGTTTTTCAAATGAACCATCATCAACCATTACGATTTTAAATGATTGATCACAATTTTTTATAATAGATTTTACTGTTAAATATAAATAAGGTTGATTCAATTCAAAAGAACTTCTTGAACCAAAGCTCAGCCAATGACGAGCATTGTATTCATATGGAATATGTATCCATAATAATGGTTTTTTACTATTATCTAAAGTTTTATCCTTTAATAAGTATTTTTTCATTTCTGTATAATCTTCTTTACTTGATTGTTTTTCTAGATATTTTTGATATAGAATTCCTAATGCGATAAGTATAACAAAAAGTATAAGATAATTAGTTACTAACATATAATATTAATTTATATTATTTTTTTATAGTTGAATCTGAACAAAACATTTTAACTTTTACAAAACTATTTTTTTTATAATTATAAAAAAAAGAATTTATTATTATACCTTAATGAATTGATAAGAAATTATAAATAAAAAATTGAACATCTGTTAGTTTATTGGGCTGAGTAATTTATAATCCAGTAAGTTGTTTAAGTTCCGACCAAAAACCATTTTGTTTTTCTTTAGCTTTTTCTTTCTCTTGTGCAAATTTAAATGCTAATGCTGCTGAATATTGATCCTGTTGTTGCTGTTGTTGTAATAATTTACGTTCAGCTTCTTGTTTTGATATTGGCGTTGTATCCACTTTGTCACGATGTCTCTTATACTCACTTATATTATTAAATTTTTGTATGTTATTATAATCATCTTGTGTTATTGGAATAAGAGTTTCAGTATACGCCTGTCTTAAGTCAGTGTATGAATCCGTAGAAAAATTATTTTCTCCTTCCAATAATGACCCTCCTAAAGTTGAAGCAAATAAATCATTAACTCCAGTATAAACAGTCATTGCTTGTATTTGTTTTTTCTTTTGCTCAAAAACTTCATTCATATTTCCTTTAGTTACATTTTCACTGACTGAAAGAAAATCTTCATCAGATTTAAGCCAATCCCCGTATCCCTGTTCATTAGGATTGTCTAATCTGTGTTTTTCAAATGCTTGATTAAACCAATTATTGAAATTTTTAGGATTCTTAAATTCTTTATTTTTTTCAAAAACGTTATTGAGAATATTTTTATTACTTTCATCAAAGAAATCCTCATCTTTATATTGTTTTTTAAGAGATTTATTTTGAAACTCATAAATACTATAAAGACGTTTATATGCTTTGGAAAAGAATAAAAAATATTTTGAATCCAATTTTGATTTATCAGGGTGTATTTTAAGAACAATTTGTTTTGCTGATTTTAATGAATCCTCAGTCAAATTGCCTCCAACAATATTAAAAAGATTATAGAGATCATTCAAGGAATAATGATCTAAATCCAGATCTAATGTATTAAGTGAAGTATTTTGAAAACTAACTGGGTTTGTTAGTTTAGAGTGATTATTTTGGGGAAATAAAAATGGATCTTCTCGGTAATCATTATCAGATGGATGAATTTTTATTCCAGCTTTTGGGCAACTTGTTGGTGTGCATTCTCCTAATCCTCGACGATTCATTTATATAGTATTTTAATATTAATTTACAGATTTAACTAAAAAGGTGTTAAAGAAATAAAAGTTTTATAAATTTTTAGCTTATTAGAAGGTCTTATTTATTATTTGGTTGAGGAATGAGTTAGTTCTTTTTTAGAAACTGATAATAAATGCAAACCACATCTTTTAAAAAAAGCATCTAAATGTTCAGGTGCTGAACCGGTTACAGAATCATCTGGTATAAAACTGGTATTTCCTTTTTTATAACACATCATTACAGGAATACCATTAACCATTTTTTTACTTTTTAAATATGAATAAAAATCAAATGATTCATCCACATCTATTTCACAACAAATTACATTTTCTGGTGATGAGGCAAAAAATGCATCAACTACTGGCTTAATTTTTTTACAGGGTCCACACCAAGTAGCTCCCAATTTTATTATTATTAAACCTGGATTTTTTTCTAATAAACGAATAAAATGTTCTCGACTTTGGAGATAAGTTATAATTACTTTCTTAACATTTGATTGAGACATTATATTATATTTAGAAATTATTTTTGGAATAGTTCCGCAATAGTTCCGCAATATATAATAAAATATTTAGATAATATATATAAATGGATAAACTAACACCTCAAAAATTAATTGACAATTTAAATAAAAATTATCCAAATTTGATGGAACATTGTATTATGGGATATAAAAAATTTTATGATATTGAACAAGAATTTATTTCTAAAATACAAAATAACATTATGATAAAAGATGTTCCAAATGAACAATTAAATTATTTAATTGCTTTTTCTAATATTATACAATATGGAAAAAGTTATTTTATTTCACAGACAATTTATAATTTAATTCAAATGGATAATCTTACTGATTATATTAATTTTATTGGACCATTAATACATAAAAATATTATTGAAAGCAATGTTATAATTGAAGAATTACCGGAAGAAGGTCAAATCGGAGGACAATCTTTTGCATTCTTTCTTAAATTTATGACTTTAATATTAATTACACAATTAACTAATTGCACAGCAATTGCAAATTCTATTTCCCCACTTGGTTTTGTTAGTGTATCAGTTGATATTGAAAATGGAAAGATACCAAAAGCTTTTGATTTTAAAGGAGAATTAAATCCTGAAAATGAAGAAGAAATGATAAAGTTTACCGAACAATTTAAACAAGGAATTAGATTTCCTACTGACAAAGTTACATCTAAGGATATAACCACTCTATCAAAAGAAAATCTTATCAAAATTATGAAACAAAATATGGGTAGTTTTGTTTCTTTATTTTTAACTGATAGTCAAATTGAAAACAAATTTAATGAAGCAATTATTTATCAAACAAAAAGAATTAATTTAATTGTAGATTCAACCATTTCATCCTTAGAAGAAGTATGTAAAAGTTTTGTAAGGACAACTGACCCTAAATTACCCATTCCTTTATATGAATTATTTAATTCTAAAATGGTAAGTAAATTAGAAGAAATACTTATAAAGAAAAAACAAATTATGGAACAAAAAAGAGAACAAATAAAACAAGGTATAATTGAAAAAAGACAAATTAAACAACAGGAACCAGGGTTGACAGATATTATAAAGGAAGAGGTAATTACTACTACAACAGGAGTGGTTGAATCAATATCCAATATATTTTATTACCCATTTTCTAAAACTGATAAATTAGCTGCTGAAATTCAACAAATTGAAAGTCCTACCGCACGTCAAATACAGGATTCTTATTATGAGATTGAAAAAGCAGTAGAAAATGAAATATCTTCTTTAGATAAAGAAATAGAAATTAGTGCCTTTAAGGAACTGGCAGAAAATGTTATGGGAGAATTTGAACAAGAAACATTAGAAGCTCAATCCTCAATTAATCTACGTATTTATTTATCATCCATTTGTCAAATTAAAAGACCAACTTATGTTTATAATCAATCTGAAGGATTACTTTATATTAAGGACCCAGCAAGATCAAGAACGCATTTAAAAGTTTTGGCAAATAATGTAGAGTCATATTATAATACTGTATTAAAAGGTATTCAAAGTATAAAAAATGGAGAAGTAATTACTGATATTCCAAGTGAAGAAAGAAAATTAAATATGAAAAGCTTATTAGAAAAATCTCAAGTTATAACTGAAATTCTATCTACTTACGATATTGAATTAATGAAAACCTTATTAGATAATAATCAAGATGTTGAATTTAATACATTTTTTGAAAATATTGCCCAAATGTGGATTAAATTAAAGAGTAAAACTATTGAGGCGTTATCACAATTTCCTATTACTGAAAGAATAGAAGCTTTAAAGAGAGAAAGAGAAAAAGAGTCATTGGCTTTAGAATTACTTAATGAAAAATTTAGGCATGAATCAGAAGAACAACTACGCTTACAACAAATAGCTCAGACAAAAAATCAAAATAAGTTGTCAGAAGAAGAATGGAAAGTTTATAATCAATGGGTAGGAATTAATACTGCTGGAACATTAAAAATAGGAACTGGATTATTAAATAATGGAGTGGATGCTATAGCAGATTTGGGAAATAATGCTATTGATAATGTAAGAATGCTTGCAGATAATGGAATGGCAAGTGTTATATCAATAGCGTGGGGAATAGCTTTATTGGGGATGATATTAACCCTACCAGCTGTAATGTGTATAAGTCTTAAAACAGGTTATATTAATTCATTATTTATTTCAGCAAAAAGAAGACTTGAAAATACACCTATTCCAAATAATGGTCCACTACAAAATACTCAATTAACTTCAATGCCAGGAATTGATGCATTAATAAAGGCATCACAACAAATAGAAAACGAGGAATTAAGAAAACAAGGAGGAAAATTAAAAAAACATAAAAAGACACGTAAGAGTAATAAACGTAAAACAAGAAAAATGAAGAAAAATAAAAACAGACAAACAAAAAATAGAAAAAAATTTCCAACAAAGAGACACTAATTTTTTCATTTTTTTTGTATATTGGGGCAAAGGATTCAATGAATTTTTATCAAGTGCTTTTATTCAATAGATTTTTATATTTTTTTATATAGGGGCCAATTTGAATCCGATATTTTTTTTTTTAGAAAATTTTATTACAAAATAATATTTTCTAAAAACTATCTTTTTGAATAACTACTTCTTTTGCTAATTTAGAAATAATTTTATCATAATTTTTTTGTGTTTCCTCTGGAGTTAATCCATTCATAGAATTTGACACAATACGTAAATATTGATCATTCTTTTTTGAAGAAGAATCAAAACAATCTGGATTTTCTTTTTGCCATAATGGAATTAACTTAATATTTTTGGAAGCAACTGTTTTTATAGCTAATTTTAGTTTATCTCTATTTTCTCCTTCTTTTTCCCATACATTATTATCTTTTATATAAATAGTCTCTCTCTTTTGATCAGAACAATGAATTGGCCTTTTATTAATATCTAAACCTTGAAGTCCATTTAAAAAAATCTTTGAAATACCCTCAACATAACCTAATCTCCCAGTTGTTTCAAGTTCTTCAATTTTTGGTTGTAAAGAATCAACAAATTCAGAAATATTTAATGCATCTTTACATTGAACATTTAAAAACATTTGTAAATTAAAATTATTATTATTATTAGTTGTGTTGTTAGTTATAACAGTTGTATTTTTAGCCGAAGTTAACTCTAAAATCTTATTATTTTGTTCAATAAGCATTTGTTTAAATTCTTGATTATCTTTTATTAGTGTAATAAAAAGTTCCTCACTACTTATTTTTTTGATTTCTGTGTCATCATTTTGAGATAAATCACAATTTTTACGATGTTTCCATAAACTTTGCCTACAATTATATGCCTTACCACATTCGCATTGAAACTTTTTAAGCGTAAGTGACGCTTTTTGTGAGCATAAATGTAAACCAGATGTCGCCTCTTTATGTTTTCGAGTGGAAATATGTCTGGACCAATCACAGGAACGTGAGCATTTAAAGTCACATTTTTCACAAAAATAAATAGAAACGCTTTTTGAACGCTTTTTTTTGTCAACCATGTCTACTAAATAGTTGACAGAAAAAAGCGTTCGAAAAAAATCCAAAAAATTATCGTAACACTTTTTTTTCGTTAAATTTTTATTTTGTGAGCATTATGCTCACATAAGTCAAAAACAAGGGGTTTTTTCAAAACTTTTTTGGGATTTTTAAAAATGGACAAAAAAAAATGTCCAAAATGAAAAACCAAATCACTTTTTGAAATTTGAGTTGTCAGGATACAAAAAATACCAAAAAAATAATTTATACAACCAAACCATATATGCTTTCAAAAAAGAAAAAACCCAAAATATGCATTTTTTTTAGATTAATAGGTGACGATTTTTTACAATAAATCTTTCCAATTCTTCAATATCTATATCAATCATATCAACATGGGATTCCCAAAAATACCTACAATATGCCCAAATAAAATCACAATTTCCTTTATACCAATGATCATATCTTCTTAAAAGTTCAAAATATAATTTTTTAGGTAATAAATTTAATGATGAGCGAGGTAAAACATAACAAAGTTGAACTATTTCAGATACTGAATTCGCAGGTTTTTCTGGAACAAATTCTGTATCAAACAAAGGAATAAATCTAATTAAGTCTTGTAGTAAGGGTGGATAATTATATTTATAACACCATCGCCAATCTGGACATCCTGTTGTATAATACTTCATTGTCCATTCAAGACCTTGTAAATAATTTATGGCAATATCACGTTTTTTTTCATCATTAGAATCAGATTTTATACCAAATAAACAACGATAATACCTTGATTGCCAATATGGTTTTATCGGATTTATAAAATGTTCCAAATCTCTTTCATAAAGAGGGGTAGATTCAAAATTTTTAAATTGTTGCTCTGGAGTATTATTTGGCATTCTTTGTTTTTCTTTATTATTACGAGAACGATGTTCATTGATTATAAATTCTTCTTCCTGATCAGCTAAATGTTTTACTACCTTTCTTACATTTCCCCAAAAAATAGTCTTTCCATCAGTTAAATTTAGATTACTGTCTCCGATTGTCGCTTTATATGAATTAATCATTTTATCAATACCGCCCGTTCTAATGTTAATAGCGGGAAAATGTGGTAAAAAATCATTCCCTAAAAAAAAACAAAGAAAAATATAATCATAAACCTTATTTTTTTGTTGAATTGTGGATAATTCCTTATCATTGTTCATATATTTTGTAAGTGAAATGGTAAATTCGGGAATATCTAATAAATAATTAGAATTAGGTTCCAAAGATGAATCTATAGATTGAATAAAATGAGGTGTTTCTCTAAATAGATATATTTTAGGACAAATAGGAAGATGATTAATTGACAACATAATTAAATCAGCATCTAATCCATAAATCACTGTAGTTTCAGATGAGTGTTTTTTTGGAAATTGTCTAATATATGAAAATAACTTATGTTCTCCTTCCCCTATATTATTGGAACCCGAAATAATTATATCCGAAACATTTAGTCTATTAAAAGTATCTTTAGTAAAATGATTAGAAACCATAGTATTTAGTTCGGCCATAAACTTAGTTCCAGGAGTAATAGCGGTAGTATTCCAAGGGTCTTCCTTTTCCTTTTTAAAAATTTTACGCACGATTTCGTTTTGATACCAAGATTTATAACGACGGGCTCTTTGCTGTTCTAATTTAGCCACGGGGGCAACGCCGTCAAACGCAACAATTACCGTTTTTGTGGGTTGAATTATTGTTATATATTCTTCAATCTTTAAAATTACTTCTTTTATAATGCTTACAGCTATAGTTTCTGTTAGTTTATCAAACTTCATTTTACTGTAAGCATCATAAATAATAGAATTACAATCTAAATAAAGATTATCAACATTAAGAATATTTTTAACATATTTTTTTATTATAGAAGGATGATTTTTTACTATATATGAAAAATAACTGGGAATACCCATTTATATTCTATACTTTAGTATGATATATTTAATACATTTATTATTATATTTTTACTAATCCTTAAATTCGTAAGAGACAAAAATTTTAATTATCTTTAGAAAAAAAAAGAAATATATATATATATTTATATATTATAGTAATTATGAGTGATAAAAATATAAATTCAAAAAAAGAATCTGTTAAAAAAACTACTCCTGAGATAGTTATGTTAATTGAAAAGAAGTTGTTATTTTTTCAGGATGTAATACAAAAAACTATATTACATGTTCAAAAAAATAAAATTTTGGATATAATAGGGGTTAGTGAAGTAAATACCTGTATAAATGCATTATTTGATTTAAGTAAAAAAATAAAAGAAATAAATGATGTTAGTATAAAATCTAATACTGAAAGCATCATTAATATTTTACAAATAGTTAATAATGAATTATCAAGTTTGTTTAAATTATTTGGAACGGATTCTTTTGAGGATTTATTATGGATTTGTTTTGGAAATAATTCAGTTAATACTTATACAACAACAGATATAGATAAACATAAATTTGAATTATTAAAAAAATATTTCCACCCAACTAGTTATAAATTATATTGTTTAAAAAAAAATGATACAGAAAAAATATCAAAAATAGAAGAAAGTCAATTTAATGAAAAATCAAAGAATTTAGATACAGCTGATTTAAGTATAAAGATAAAATCATTTCATTTAAAAGTTTATGGTATTCAATTAATTATTCATAATCCACAACATAAAAAAAGTCTGATAATTACTGGTACAGTAGATGATATTATGATGGACTTTTTAAATAATAAATATGTCAATTTAAAATATCAAGCAATAAAAGAAAATACTCCACAATCACAAGAATTTCAAGGAATAACTTTTAATAGATACTTACAGTCCTTAAATTTAAAAGATTATTTAATTTCAGAACCACACGAAATTTTTTCAAAATATGCTGGCTATTTAAGTAATTTAAATATATTAAGACAAAAGACAATAACACAAATAGTAAAAGAATTTATAAATTCAGATTTATTTATAAAGAGAAGTATAATTATTCAATTGTTAGTTAAAATAGATAAGTATGACAACCAATATATTGCCTATTTATTATATGATTTATTATCCAATGATAACAATGGAACTATAGACACACAAGAACAAACAATTTTATTTGATAGTTTTCCTTGGTCAATAAAACAATATTTTAAAGATGCAATGAAGAGCACTATTCAATACACAAATGATTTGTCAAATTTTGATATACAAAAAATTCCTTTAGAACAACAAATTTGTTTATTAAAAGCTTCTGATTCAGTAAAAGAAAAAGCAATTCAAAAATTAAAAGAAATAAAGGCAAAAACGGAAGATTCCGGTTCAAAGGCAAGACAATATTTGGATGGATTGTTAAAAATTCCTTTTAATATTTATAGAAGAGAACCTATACTTAATACAATATCGGAAATAAAATTAAAATTTAAAAATATGATTCAAGTTAATAATATAACTAACATACCAATAAAAGAAAATTATACAAGTTTGGAAATATTAACTTATTTAAAAGGATTAAATAATAATTCAAATAAAGATGTTGATATATTAAATTTAATTAATGAAAAATTAGAATTATTAACATGCTTTGAATTAAAAACTCTGGTAATTAATATAAACGAAAAAATATCAAATTATAAATTAACATACAAAAAACTGAAAATGAATAATAGGAATATGAATGAGCGAAAAAATGATATATTAGAATTTGCTAAATTTAATAAATCAGAAAAAAAAATGTTAATAGATTTATTTAATATAAATAAAGAAGATACTCAGAATTTAAAAACGAATCAAGATTTGTTAGTTTATACCAATGATATAGAGTTAAAATATGGAGAAATAAATTCATACATGTCAAATATTAAATCTACATTAGATAATGCTATTTATGGTCATGATAAAGCAAAAAAACAAATAGAAATAATAATAGGTCAATGGATAAATGGGAAACAAGATGGTTATTGTTTTGGTTTTGAGGGCCCAGCAGGAGTTGGAAAAACAACCTTAGCAAAAAGAGGGTTAGCTGATTGTTTAAAGGATGAGAATGGGGTGCCAAGACCATTTGCGATGATTCAAATGGGAGGTGATGCAAACGGATCAAGTCTTCATGGCCATAATTATACTTATGTAGGGTCAACGTGGGGGTCCATTGTTCAAATATTAATTGATAAAAAATGTATGAATCCAATAATATTTATAGATGAAATAGATAAAATATCAAAAACAGAACATGGAAAAGAAATAATAGGAATTCTAACACATTTATTAGACCCAGCTCAAAATGATTGTTTTCAAGATAAATATTTTTCTGGGATAGATTTAGATCTATCAAAAGCTTTATTTATCTTGTCATATAATGATGTTGAAGCTTTAGATAAAATAATGTTAGATAGAGTTCATCGTGTAAAGTTTAAAAGTTTAACATTAGATGAAAAATTAGTAATATCAAATACCCATATTCTACCTGATATATATGAAAAAATGGGATTACAAGGAATGTTATTTTTTTCAAATGAAGTCTTGAAATTTATTATAGATGAATATACATTAGAACCAGGTGTTAGAAAATTAAAAGAAATTTTATTTGAAATAGTAGGCGAAATAAATTTAGATATTTTAAAAAATTTTGATACCAAATATGAAATCCCAATAAATATAAGAATAGAAGATATAAAAACTAAGTATTTTAAAGATAAACAAGAGATAAAACATAAAAAAATTCATAATGAAAACAAAGTTGGTATTATAAATGGGTTATGGGCAAATGCCCATGGAAAAGGAGGAGTTATTCCTATTCAAGCTAATTGGCGACCAAGTGAAAAATTCTTACAATTACACTTAACTGGAATGCAGGGTGATGTAATGAAGGAATCCATGAATGTAGCATTAACACTAGCATGGAATTTAACAAGTATTGAGAAACGAAAAGAATTATTAAATGAACAAAGCCTTATTTTAAATGGGGTACATATACATTGCCCTGAAGGGGCAACTCCTAAGGATGGTCCAAGTGCCGGAACCGCAATAACAACCACAATATATAGTCTGTTAAACAATAAAAAAATAAAATGGGAAATTGCAATTACTGGAGAAATTACATTAGATGGTAAAGTGACAGAAATAGGTGGTTTAGATCTTAAATTTATAGGAGGTATAAAGGCAGGAGTAAAAGAATTTTTGTATCCAAAAGAAAATCAGAAAGATTTTGATAGTTTTATGGAAAAATATAAAGATAAAGAACTAACAAATGGAATAATTTTTCATGCTGTTGAAACAATTGAGGATGTATTTGAATTAGTGTTTGAATAATTTTATTATATTATTTATAAATAGTTATAAAATTTTAATATAATAAAATATTATATGACAACTGGAAATGAATTACAAAATGCCGTTTTGGATTATACAATGAATATTTTTAATTCTTTATCATTTTATTCACCGATGATAATTTGTGTAAGCATTTTACTTTTTTCAATGTTTACAGCTACAATACAAAAAGCATTAGTTTTTTTCGTATGGATATTTATAATTACTTTTTTGAGGATAATTGTTTTAAAAGGATTTTCATCTGGCAATAGTGAAGATAATAATAATATTCCAGAAATTTGTCTAACGGGAATAACACAAATATTTATTCCAAAAGATGTTACTTATAGCACATATATACTAACATTTGCCATGATGTATTTTTTAACTCCTATGATTATGATTTCAAAACAAAATAAGATTAATGCATTAAATTACGGAGTTTTAGCATTCTTTATAGCATATATATCCTTAGATTTATTTATTAAAAATTCTTATTCTTGTATACCCGGAATATTTTCAAAAATTGCTATTGGAAATATATTAAGTGGTTTATTTTTAGGAGGAATAGTATCTGGAATAATAATGTACGGGACAAACTTAAAGAGTTATTTATATATAAATGAATTAAATTCAAACAAAGAAGTATGTTCAATGCCGTCTAAACAACAATTTAAGTGTTCAGTTTATAAAGATGGTACATTACTTACTAACATATAATTTTCATAATTATAAATTTAATAAATAATTTATAAATCAAAATGAACTAAATTAGACATTAACCACTTTCTCAATGAAGTTAACATAATATTTCTATGAAAGGATTCATTAATTAAATTCATATTTCCCCGAGTATTAAAATTACTTGAAAATATATTATATGTTTCAATTAAGTTTCTTGAATCATAAATTTTCAAACTTTCATATCTAAATTGCGGAATTTTTCTTCTTTTATTAACTAAATTATGAAAAACAAATAATAAATTTATAAGATCAGTTTTTGATTTTATATTCGTTATTTTTACTTTTGACCAAAACAATTTGGCATGTTGTGCACATTCAGGACAAGGTAAGTTATTACATATTTGAATCATGGCATTAATTAAATTTGGTCCAATCGTTGGAAAACTGCTTTCTTTTATTTTTGATGCTAAAGTATGCATAAATACCCAGGTGCTGGGCCCCCAATAACTCGGAGACATAATATAACTAAATAAACAAAATAAATTTAAAGATATTCTGTAAAATAAAATCAAATAAATCAATGACAAAATATATTATTGAAGGAAATATAAATTTTCAAGAAGAATTACTTAAAAGTCTTAATTATGAAAGTGAAAATGAAGATGAATTATGTCAAATTACAGGATTACCGTTACAAGAATATCATGTAATTTTAGAATGTAAACATCATTTTAACTATAAAGCATTATATAATGAAATTTATAAACAAAAATACGAATTTAAAACCTATGATCCTCATTCTCTTCATAAAAAGAACTTACAAAAATTTCGTGAGGCAAAACTGGATTATTTCATTAAATGTCCCTATTGTAGAAATATTCAATTTACAGTGTTACCTTTTTATAAAGAATTAGGTTTAAAAGAAGTATATGGTATTAATAGTTTAGATAAAACTTTACCAAATACAATTTTAATTCCAAATTCCAATCTAACTAATAATTACTCTAACAAATCCAAATTAAATATTTATAATGATCCAAATTTTTCATTTAATTTATGGGGATTGACATTTAAACTTGGCGAATGTTGCGAAAAAATTAATAATTTTGGAGATTTTTGTCCACAAAAATTTGTTTCTTCTATACCAAATACCCAAATTTTTTATTGTAAATACCATTATAAAGGAGGACTTAAGAGTTATAAATTATCTGAGAAAAAGAATAAGATGATGGAGATTAAAATAGCCGCCAATAAAGAAAAAGAAAATAAACTTAATGAAAAAAAGAAATTATTATATGAAATGAATATTGAAAGAGAAGCAAATGGTTTACCACTATTAAAACGTTTACCTACATTGAATAAAAAGACTGAAAATATAGTAGGAGAGCAAAATAATCAAATACCAATCTATATACCTGACGAAACACAGATGTGTACAGCTATATTAAAATATGGATCTAAAAAAGGTATGCAATGTGGATGTAAAAAGATAGAAACAAATGGCCTATGCAAACGTCATTTACCAATGAATCAAAATGATAAAATATAAATTATTTGTAAATGAAAATATATTAAAAATAATTTATTAATATAAAATAATGGATATTTTAGATCAAGAAAACAAAGAAATTCAAGAAAAAATACAAAAGCCTAAACAAAAGGTAAGCACAAAAGATGAATTAATTTTAAACATAAAAGAATGGATAAAAATGGATAATGAATTAACAAAATTAAAAGCAGAAATTAGAGAAAAAAGTAATAAAAAAAAAGAATTAACAGAATCTTTGGTTAATATAATGAAAAGTAACTCAATAGACTGTTTTGATATAAATGGGGGAGCTTTAGTTTATAAACAGAAAAAAACTCGTAGAACTATATCAGGAAAGTTTTTGTTATCACAATTAGAAGAATATTATAAAGAAGAACCAGAAATAGCAAAAGAAATTTTAAAGAAAGTTTTAGATAATAGGGTTGAAGTTATAAAAGATGAAATAAAAAGAAAAATAGACAAATAGAATTAGGTTAAAATAATTTAAACAAAATATATCTATATTATTAATGGAATATAAATATATACTAGAAGAAAAAGCAAATAAAAATCTGACATTTAATGATTTATTAAATAATAAAGGATTTTGTATTTTAAATTTACTTTGTTACCATGTAGAAAATCAACATAAATATCCTTTTTTACAATTCATGATGGAAAAAATTCCTTTTTGTAATAATATTGTTAAAGAACAATTAATCTTACCATATATTATTATTCAGGATTCCTCAATAAATATTAGTGAATTAGTATTAGAAAAAGTAAAACATAGTTTAGATTTACTTGGATGCGAAAGTAATAGAATTACAGACGATATGTTCAAAGGAATATTATATATAGAAAATTGTAACACTCCCTTTGTACTGGTTAATATATCAGGAATAGATATTTATGGTTTAAATTTTATGAGAAAAACAAGAGTTTGGTTTGCATTACCAAGCGAAATTATAAATTTAGGTTCTATTTGTAATATTCCAATTGACAAAGAAATAAATAATTTATTTACGGATTTTCCATCAATAGGTTTATTAAGTGACCCCAAAACAGAGACAACTTATTCATTACCAGATGCGGTTTATACAGGAAGCGAATTAAAGGAATCAGAATTTCAGTCTATATTTGGTATTTCAAAGAAAAAAATATACGAATCATGTGGAGATTATTACTACTTTTACAGAACATTTGGGGATGCAGTAAAAGATGGTGGATGGTTAAATAATAATAATAATAAATCAGGAAAAATAGGAAATAGAATAATAGTTGATAATGATAGTAATAAATATTTTATAGGTTGTATAAATAGATATGCATTATTTGTGGAAGGAAAAATATATACAGAATCCACGTGTGAATTTATACTAACAGATAATCTAATTGAGAGTTTATATCCAGAACCTTGTATTATAATTAGTTATTCTGGAAAACATAATACAAAACCCGATTTGTTAGTTAAAAATTTGGAAAGTTTCGTCTGTATTTCTTATCATAAATTGGATAAAAATTTATTAGATGAATATTTTGAAGAATCAAATAAAAACCAATATATGATTGCATAAAATTGAATAATAAAACTAAATATTATATAATAATTTCTTTAATAATTATATAATGTCTTCAAGCTCTATAATAACTACATTAGGTATATTTATAATATTAGTTTATGGTTTAACAAGAATTTTAGAATTTTATGGGATAGGTATTAATGTTTATGGGTCTTATATAGCTTTTTATTTTTTCCTGATTATTTCATCATTTATTTTACCAACTGGATATAAAAAACTTAATTTATAGATCTAAATTATCTAAACAATAGATGATTTGTTCAATTCCAAAGACCCGCTATTAAAATTTAATAAAGAAGAAGTATGCTTATATTGTTCCAGAGTTTTATTTTGTTTAATTTGACCTAAGTATTTACATAAAATATTATTATCTATTTTTTCTTTTAGATTATCAAAAATTTCGCTATCTAAAGGTTCACGATTATTAATTTCAAAAAAAGTGTTTTTAAAGTTTAGAATAACTTCTAAATATTCTTTTTCTTTACTTAAAATTTGATTTATTTTTTTATTTTTATTTTCTTCAGATGACCAGCGATTTCTTGATAATTCGGTGGATTCTAATGTATCACAAATTTCCGGAGTAATTATTTTAGGTAAAAGTGTATTTCCATCATATTTCTTAAATTCATATTTAAAACTTTTTATAATCTTATCAGGAATATTTGGACTGGTTTCCATTAGTCTATCAAATTCTTCTTTACAAATTTTAAGCATTTGAGTTACATTCATTCGTTCATCAGGATGTTTTGTAAGTTCAATTTTTATGTTTCTATAAAATTTATCCCAAGAAATACTTGAAACTCTATGGGATTCATTAAGCTGTGTAATTTTTAAAAATTGTTGAATAGTTGTAATTATTCCAGCTAAAATATTAAATCCTCCAACAACCATAACAAAAAAACTTTGATATTGTAAAGGAACTCTTTCTTGAGCAAAATTAGCAGTGCCTGTAAGAGTTGAAATAATAATTACAGGTATAGTATACCAAGCATTTAAATAACTATACATAGCATTTGATTTTGAGTGTAACCATCTATAACACATAGCTTTGTCAGCCCATTCAATAAGAATTTGTTCATGTTCAATTGTCCAATCTACATTCATATTATTTGTTAATGGAAGATTACTTTCTTCATTATTCATAATAAATATGAATAAAAATTTTTTGTAATAAATTTTTATTCAAATATATATAAATGGAATTAAACTTGGAACAGTTAAAAAAAAATTTTATGGTAATTAAAGATAAGAGGGAAAAAGTAACGAGTATATTTACAACTCTGGAGAGTCATTTATTAAATTTAAAAAAAATGTATTCGGAATTTGTAGAAAATAATAAACAAAATTTGTTTGTTTTTGGATTAGATTCTTTTCAATTTCAAAGTAAATTAATTGATATAGAGTTTGAAGATATGAAACGTTTATTTTTAGCTATAAATAATAGAATGTATTGTGAATATTATAAATTATATAAAATAATTTCAGAGTATGTGAAAGATAATATTTGTGATAAAACTACGCATGATCTTTTAAAAATAAATAATATTTTTCCTGTGTATAAAGATTTAGAACCATATAAACAATATAAATTTGAAATGATCCAAGAAATTCATGAAAATATAATATTATTATTATATGGAATAAATGAATTTATAATTAATAAAGAAAATGAACTTCAAATTCATAAAAAGAAACAAGAAATAGGTCTAAATATTAATAATTTTGTAACAACATTCAATTATAATATAAATATGGTAAAAGAAAAAGGTTTGTTGTTTATTTCATATATTGAATTTTTTCATAATTTACATACCAAATATTTACAAAGATTTACAATGAAAATGAATTTAATGTTTAATCAAGTAACTCATGACATACGTTTTGAAGATGGTCCAATAATTTCTGAATCAAAAAAACAAGAATTGATAAAAAACTTTGAGATAGATAATATTGATAAATCACTTATAAAACAAATAAGAAAATCATTCGATGATAATGATTCAAATATTTCTGAAGTATCCCAAAAATCAAATTATTTAAATGATAATATCAATGATGATTTATCATTCTTTCAAAATAATTGTAAAACATCTTCTATTAATAACGGAATTAAATTAAATAAAAATAAAAAAGAAGAATCAAATCCAATACTTTCAAATAATAGTGATAAATATAAAAAAATATTTAAAAATAATGTAAAAAGATTAATGTCAGGTATGTCATTTTTTAAAAAGAAACAAGATAATTTTAATTTATCTACAATTTCAAATGAAAGCAGTTTTAATGACTTAAATATTTCAGAACCAATAAACGATAATAATAATAATAATATTATTTTAAACATAAATGAAGATGTAGTGGAAGATGAAACAATTGATAAAGCAGAAGTAGAAGAGGAAAATTTTATTGAAATTATAAAATCATGTAATTTACAAACAGAAAGTTTAATAAATGAAAATAAAAAAGAGGTTAAAGTAATAAATTTATTTGATATATACAATTTACAAGACCAGGAGAATATTATAAATAAGATTATAAAGTTTCAAACTAACAATATTCCAGAAATAGATATAAAAACGGAATTAAAAGAAATAATTGGTTCGATTATATTTGATATTGAAAATAATAATAAAATAAATAAAGAAATAAATACATTTATTGTAGAAGATAAAATTGTAGAAGATAAAATTGTAGAAGATAAAATTGTAGAAGATAAAATTGTAGAAGATAAAATTGTAGAAGATAAAATTGCAGAAGATATAATTTTAGATGATAAAAGTGAAGAGGATAAAATTTCAGAAGATAAAATTTTAGAAGATAAAATTTCAGAGGATAAAATTCCAGAAGATAAAAATAGAGAAAATAAAATTATAGAAGAAGAATTAACAGAAAATGTAAATAAAAAGAAAAGAATATACAAACCAAGAAAAAATAATAAAAATTCAAAAGTATTATAAAAATAAATATTTATAAACAACTTAAAGACTCTTTAAGTTCTTTTTTTATAATATATAAAAAATTGAACTAAAGATAAATATATAATATAAACTATATAAAGAACACTATGGAACGTCGTATTAATAAAAAGATTGAAAATTATTTGGCTGAATTTAAAGAAAATATTAAAGAAAAAGCCATTGAATTAGGTGCTAAAGATACCAGTTTTCACCAATTAATTCAATATATTTATGATTATGACAGACTTAATTTGGTCAAAGAAGACTTTATGAAGAGAAAGAGAGTTAAAAATGTCGTTCATTTATCAGACCGTTGTTGTGCTAAAAGAGCTAATGGAGAACAATGTACCCGACGAAGAAAAGATGACACAACAGAATTCTGTGGAACTCATCTTAAAGGAACCCCACATGGTATTTGTGATGCGGATGGAGAAAATAAGCCCCAAGGACAAAAAATAGAGGTATGGGCACAAGATATTCAGGGCATTATTTATTATATTGATAAAGCATCTAATGTTTATCAAGTTGAGGATATTATTCAAGGTAAAATTAATCCCAAAATTATTGCAAAATATGTTAAAGTAGGAGATACCTATATCATTCCTGAATTTAATATGTAATAGTTCTTGTAAATTATTTAATTCTCATTTAACCCTATATTCAGTCAATTGAGAATTACAACATTTTGGTATTATATATAAAACTGAGTTTACGTTCCAAATAAAAAAAAAATAAATAATTAAATTTACATTTTACAAATCTACTAAACTAACAAATTCTTTATTAAAACATTTAATATTATTTTTTTATACTTCTTTCATTTCTTCGTATTTATTTTCAACATAATAAAGAATACAATTCACGTCATTTAATTCTTCTTGTAGTTTTTCAATTTGTATATGTTTACTAACAATGTCTTCTTCCTTATAAGCTAAACGAGAACGTAGATATTCATTTTCTTTTCTCATATTTTCTATTTCTTTGTAGAGTTTTTCTTCTGCCCATCTGGAATCTCTATCTTTTTCTTCAAGTTGAGAACGAAGTTCCATATTAACAATTTGATGATGAGTTTCTTGCTGTTCTAAATCCATAATTAAACGCTCAAACTGTTCTTTATTTTTCTGAATATAATAAATTTGTGCTGACATAGACTTTACAAGTTCTTCTAATTTAAAGATTTTTTCTTTATCAGGTAATGAAGGTTCAACTAAAATAGGTTCCTCACATTCCTTTAGTTTTTGTCTATGGACATTAATAATCCAATAATGATTAGAATCAAAATAAAATTTAGTAGTGCCATCAGCTGAACAAGACATTTCAATGAAAAGTCTTTGCACCAACTTATTCATATTCCATCTTTCAAAAATAACAATTACTCCATTATAACTTTTACCAAATTCATTATGTTTTTTTATTAGTTTTATATCCTTAACCTTTCCAATATTATTTGATTCAAAGGCATTAATAATAAAATCCTTGGTTTGATTTTCTTCAGCTCTTTTAATAAAAAGAGCAACATTATTAAACGAATTGGTATTCATTTCAAAAAGTATTGATGGAATTTTATAAATCAAATTTATGTAAGAAAAAGTATTTCAATTTTATTTTTTTAGAGCATAATAAAAAAATAGTTCAGTTAAAAGGTGTAATTCCCAGGAACATTCTTTTATTACAAGGAATATTCTTTTATTCCAAGGAATATTCTTTCATTCTCAGGAATATTCTTTCATTCTCAGGAACATTCTTTTATTCTCAGGAACATTCTTGCATTTCCAGGAATTTTCTTTCATTCTCAGGAACATTCTTTCAATTTTCTATTATAAGCAGTTGGGGCGTGCGGGGTGTCCCCGCAATAAAATAATTAGTAATAAAAAAAAAATATGTGTATAAAAAAAAATTGAAATGTAATAAGAAAGAGAGAGTAAAGGTACTAAAGTTAAAAGTTAAAAGTTAAAAGAAATGTCGTTGTCTTTG